TCATTACGTAATTCATTTTCTAATTCATTACCTAATCCCCTACCTAATTCATTATGTAATTCATTACGTAATTCATTATTTAATTCATTATCTAATTTATTATATAATTCATTACCTAATTCATTATCTAATTCATTATGTAATTCATTATCTAATTCATTATTTAATTCATTACCTAATTCATTACGTAATGAATTATCTAATTTACTACTTAATTCAGCATATAATTCATTACTTAATTCATTTTCTAATTCATTACTTAATTCAGCATATAATTCATTACTTAATTCATTACGTAATTCATTATCTAATTCATTACGTAATTCATTATCTAATTCATTATTTAATTCATTACCTAATTCATTATGTAATTCATTATCTAATTCATTATGTAATTCATTATCTAATTCATTACCTAATTCATTATCTAATTCATTACCTAATTCATTACGTAACATACTTTTTTTTCTTCGCTTTAGTATCGAAGAAAATAGATTAGTATTAAATATTTTGTTAAACATAAATTTGTAACTCATAGGATTATTTGCAATAATCACTAAAGGTTTTTTATACCCTGCAATATCATATACTCTAGTTATATAGTCTACAGTGTCTTGTCTAACATTTGTTTTATGTTCTTCTCCTGAATATAAATCATCTCTAACTTTAGTTTTGTATAGCTCTATTTTATCTCTTATTTCTGGTGTCAGATCTTTAATTGTTTTCATGGCATTGTTTATTTTTATATTTTAGTAGTATTAATGTAAGATATCTTTCTTTTAGTACAAACTTAATCTCAAACCCTTTTGAATTATTACCTTTCTTATAAGCTTAATTTCTTTCTTTTTCGTTTCATTTCGTCTCTATAATTAAGTATATTTATCGTTAATCGTATTTTTCTTTCCCTCTAATGGCTCTACGTAGTATGTTAAATTAACCAATGGTGGTATATGGATGGTTAAATGGTATGTGATTCTTTGTAATTGTTTGAAAATGTTTATTAATAATTAGGGGTAAATTGTAATGGTAATGTGTTGAAAAGAGAATTGGGTGTTTTGTATACCCGTGTAGGCAACTATGTGATGTATGTCACACAACTCTCCTCATTTTACTTCCATAGAGATAAATCTTTTCTTATTTTATCTAATCTGTTAGAAATTTTACCCCATTTAGAGTTATCCTTAGTAGATTCTATTATTTCCTCTATGTTAGGTTCTATATATAGAGAAAGTTTTTCTGCTTTACGCACAAACTTTTCCCCTATTTAACTATTTTAAGTGTTTCTTTCCTGATTTTTCTAACTCTTTCTTTGTCATAATTTTTCTCTTTATTTACTTAAAAGAAAGGTGTAGTAATTTCTCACTACACCAATCTATTTGGGTTAAACCTTTACCAATCCGTTTGACTGTTAAATCTACCTGGTTTAACTTATTTTAATCCCCTTAATAATGTATTTATATAATCTAAACAATTCCACCCTTTCAGCACTCCTTAAATTAAATTCATCAAACTCTAAAGGGTTGTTCCAAAAGTCTTTTTCCCAGTCCCCTAGTGTTCTAAGATAACATCCTAATTGTATATACCATGTTTTACTATTTAATTCATAATAACATCTTGATTGGTACTTATAGTTATTAGGTATTATAATATGGTTACATATTTTAAACCCACTTCTCGCTCTAAAATTATATCCTGAACGAAAATGCTTATCTACATGAAAATTATTCCCCACTCTAAATCTTCTTCCTGCTCTAAAACCTATATCAGAGTAGAAATTGTTTACTGCCACAAAATGGTCATCCACTTTGAAATCGTTTTCAGCGGTAAAATTATTACCAACTCTAAATCCACAACCGACTTTAAAAGGCGTATTTATTATAGCATTATCTCCAAATTTTGGTGTATCTGCAAAAATAATTGATTCATTATACTTGGATCTATATTCTTGTAATATATATCTCAAATCTTCTTGGGAGTTGTATTTGTGTTTTTCTCCATCTATTGTAATAGTTTTCATAATACCTCTTCTTCTGTAAAGTCTCCATCTGCTAATTCCTCCAAGAACTGTTCAAAGTTCTCATTATAAGTAGAGTCACTAATTAATATTTCGTTATAAGACTCAGTTAATACTACTCTCATAGCATCTTCTTCTAATTGTTGTAATTCAATAATACTAAGCATATCTGTTATTGACATAATAATTGTGTTTAAGTTTAAAATATATTTAGGTTCTTTGTGTTTAAGAAGCTCATTATGCAATTTGCATAACAAGCTTCACTTAAACAACACTTGAATTGCTGTAAGACTCGAACTTACTTAAGCTTTCACTTAACCTCCCGGAGGAACAACTTTTCCACTATGTAGATCCCACGCAGGATACATAGCTTACCACTTTGCAAAGATCTTTAATTCTTTAGTTTTAGAATGACATAAGCTGAAGCTACATAAGTCGCTAATATGCTTAGTAATGCTATAGACATATATACCAGTATCAACATCTGTGGTTGGGCTACTATTGTGGCTCCAATTGATGTACTCACTAAAAGTATCAGTATAATAGCTAATAATATATTTAAATTCTTCATAATTATTGTTGTTTAAGTTTAAAGTAATAACTATGACTTTGTAAGGGTAATGGCCAAGACATATAATAAGAGAAAATAACACCTCATACGAGGTATTACTTTCTAGGCTTGGCATCTTCTTTAAACATAAAGAACCAAATTAGATACGCAAAAAACAGTGCATGTAATAAGGTTGTAAAATTCCATCCATATATAAATTCTGAAATTGCTCCTCCTGGCATAATATATAAAATTTAAATGTAAAATATAACTGTGACTCCTATCCCTTTACCCCCTCCAAAGCACTACGCCCCAGAACGGTATTTAAAGAGAGTATATTTGCTTGTAAACGTTTATAAGTGCTTATAACACATTTTAAAGAGGTTTAAGGGAATTCCCTTCAATATGAACCTAACACATAAAAACTTTTAAATAACTCAGCACAAGTCTTGTGTGAAGGTCATTTTAAGTTTAAATCTCTCTAATCCTCTGTTTTCTTTGATTTATAATCTCCAAATATTAAGTAAGCTGCAATTCCTTGTACTATTACCAGCACCAGTTCAAAGTATGACATAACAATTGTGTCTAAGTATAAAATAAGCAAAGCAAGGATCTCTCCTCACTTTGTAAATTGTATTAATAACTGTAATCAGCTGGTGTATGTTGAACGATTCTATAACGAGTATAGTCACCTTTCTCACCTTTTGCAGTTTCTTCTTGAAGAGCTAAGCTCTTTAATTCAGCTCCATGTTGCTCTAGATTATCAATAGTATCTTTAGCGATACTTACCATAGCTCTAGGCTCATTAATCCAATGGTTGTACCAATCTTTATTAACAACTCCATCTGCATCTGTTGCAGCACGAAAATCTAATTGTTTGACACCTAACTCTTCTTTAATTTGTAAAATATTCATCCTTTTATTATTTAAATGTAAAATATAACTAGGACTAAGTAAGGGTAATGACCTAGACGTTTCTTTTGAGTAACACAAAGAAATGACTAGCTAGTCATTTCTTTATATAGCAACAATTCTAACACATTATCAGTATCTGTTATTTCTGCGAGCTCTAGATAGAACTCCGCATATTTAATTAGCAAATCAAGCCCACCGTAGATGCCACAAATCACTTCTAATATGGCATAATCTATAGGTTTTATTCCTAATGACTCTGCAACAAAACGCTCTGCTATATCCTTTACTATAGAATCACTCTCTTTAACACCACCAAACTTGTTTATCATATCAATATACACATCTACTGATTCACTATTTTTCATAATCGCACAATTTAAATTAAAAATATAACTAGAACTTAATAAGGGTAATGGTCAAGATAGTTATAAAGAAAGAAAGAAAAAAATTTCGATCATTTTCTTTAAAGATTGACCTGTCAGGAACGTAGCGACTGACAGAACAAAGGTTTGGAGAAAATGACAAAGTTAGAGCAAATCCCCTTACTCTACCTAATAGGACTTATTTTATTGGTGTAATAAGAGAAGATTAATCCTCTCTTATTATGTTTACCAATATGATTATAATGCCTAATACTACACTGAATGCTAACAGTAACAATCCACTCTGTGTAGATTCTGTTATACTTAGCTTCCAATATGGAACTCTCAAGTTTACTCCAAGTGTAGTTAAAATGAATAAACCTGTTGATCCTAGAAGGATAGAACCTACGTACAGTTGTAAAATGTACTTACGTATTAATTTAATTATCATGTCCGCTTAAATTTATGTTTTGTAGCAATAGTGCCGGGGGTGTTAGATACTAGGAATTTGTGGGGGTTATGGGGGAGGGAGGGTCATATATAAACAACCCTCTAATTTTTTAACAACCCTTAAATTTTTCATAAAAAATTTTCTGAGGTCTTTTAATCCCATTAACTACAATTACTATAATAAACAAATTTCCAATTCTCCACAATAACTTTTGTGCAATTAGTTCAATTAATGTGCAATAAAAGCCAGGCCCCTATAGCAGGAACCTGACGTTAGAGTAAAACCAAACTTGACCGCAAGATTTAAACAAGTCTTAAATGTTATATTGTAAATATATTCAAAATTATTATATTATCACTACATTTGCCTAAACAAAATAACAGATATGAAAGATATTGCAGTAGTGGGTAAATTAATAGAAAGGGGAAAAACAAAAACATGGGATAACAGATCCATAAGACATTTTATTCTCTCCTGTGGGGAGAAGGCTAATATGATGGAGTTTGCTATTATGAGCCCTAAAGAGTTAAACAACTTCAAACCATTCAAAGAGGGGGATTTACTTAAAGTGATCTTTTCTATAAATACTGGACCTTATATAGATAAGGACGGCAAAGATAGGTGCTACACCTTCTTAAAAGCCCTAAGTACTACTTTGGTACAACGGAAGGATTTAAATGTCATGAAGGTTACTTATAATGCTTCTATGGAGAAGATTAAGAAGAGTTACAGTAAGGCCTATCAAAGTGAGCGATTAGAAAAGAGAGCAGATGAACTTTTAAACAAGAGTCCTCTAAGAAAGGTATAATCTTTTTTGGTTATGACCACACATTACTTTACCTTTGCCAAATGATTACAAATAAAACAATATCTTCTTATGCGTCTGAGAACACGATTGGGGATTTATTGTGTAGTCAAGTTAAAAGACAATACAATGGGGGTTACACACTGTCAGAGTTACCGAAAGATACGACTCGTAACAGCCTACTAGAGCAGGTAAAAAAAGTTGATGCAATGGTGCAAGCTAGTACAGCACCGGAGAACTTCTCATTATAGCTGGTCTAAGGTAACCACTCCTTTAGGAATAAGGTTATCTTCTAAGACTGGTAAGAAGTTTCAGCGTCCCAACACCTTTTTTTTTAAAGATGGTGACTAGGGAACCTGTAACTTCTTTTTGAAGGAAACAAAGACAGTAAAAGAAATAAAAAGAAATATAATAATAAATATAGATAATATTATTATATTTGTATATCCCTTATAGAATAGGCGAGTGGGCGAGCTAACCTGACACTCTGTTAACTAGTATTTTAATAATAAAAGAAGAATTAATTTTGTTATATAGTTAATTTAAACTATATTTGCCTCATGGTAATGAAACAACTACATTTGAATCAACCGAAACCGCTTAAACTATTTAAGGGATGATTTAATATGTACCGGCAATACTGTTAAACCCATTCCTACCGAATGGGTCTTTTTTTGTGTTATAAATCTTGGTGTTAGGTGCAGATGGCTATACCCGCCCGACTTGGAATCGGGAGATCCGTTGGTTCGAATCCAACCACTGAGACGAAATAGTTTTGACCTTGCGTTCTAAAATGACGTCTTAAAAAACATGAGGTGACCTTCAGGGAGAGGCCTGACCATGAAGTATGATGTAATTGGTAGCATACGAAACTTTGATTTTCGTTGTTTGGGTTCGAGTCCTGATACTTCAACAAAATGGTATCTTTAGTATAACCGGTTAGTACAATGGGTTGTGATCCCATAAGTTTGAGTTCAAGTCTCAATTGATACCCAAATGCAGAAGTGTTGGAATTGGTAGACATTGCGGGTTTAGAACCCGTTGCTTAATAGCGTGCGAGTTCGAGTCTCGCCTTCTGTACTTTATTTTCATAGTTTAACTGGAAAAACATTGGGTTTCGACCCCAAAGATGTAGGTTCGAGTCCTACTGAAAATTTTATAGTATGTCTCCTATGACATTTTACCTAAAATCCTTTGATAAACAAGTTAAATACTGTTATTTTGCAGTAAACATATAATAAAGATTAAATGGAGGTTCTGAAGTATTCTAAGGTATTAAGTGGTGTTGAGTATTACATAGCACACTTAAATATTATAAACTCCATATTTGATGTAAAGCTATCCTCTAAGGAGATTAGTGTATTGTCTTCTTTTATGTCACAAGAGGAGTCCATAGTGCAGGGAGATAGATTCAATTCTTTTATAAGAAAGCGTGTGAGAGTAGCTCTATCTTTGTCTCCTGGTGGTTTGGGTAATTACTTAAACACTATGGTTAAGAAGGGATTTTTAATACGTAATAGTATCACAGGGAACTTAACTATACAGAAATATCTATTTCCAAGTAGTGCGGGACAAGGATATCAATTTAAAATAATCCATAAAAGTAATGAGGATGGTGGAATATGAAAGATGCCCAAAATGTCATGGGGTGGGTAGAGATAATAAAGGATTCTCCAAAGGGTCTTTTGAGAATGGGGATTGTATTAAGTGTTATGGAAAAGGGTATTTAGATGGAACGGAGTTATATTTCACAGAAAATGCTTCTAAAAGAATACTATAATAGTATAAAAGAAGATTATCCTAATTTATCTTTAAAGGAATTTACTATTGCAGTAAAAACTGCCTGGGAGGATGCTAGACAAGATATGAGGAATGGTAAAGTGTCTACCTTAAAATTTAAAGGGTTTGGTACATTTAAACCAAGTTTTCGACATTTTAAAATGTATAGTAGAAGGGTGGAACTATCGCATGCGGATGGGAATATTTCAGAGGAAGATTATAAAGATTACCAAAAATTATATAAAAGATATATAGATGCTTATGGAAAAGATTTCATACATACTGAGAAATATGATCCCATATATGATGGGGTCTTACAGAAACTTGCTAAACGAAAAGGGCTTACAGTTTCTTATGAGGGACCATATTTTGGAACAGTGGACCTTCCGGATGAAAGTGATGGACAGGGAATGCTATAATCAGGGATCTTGTAAATATTGTGGTTGTGAGGTTCCTGCATTACAATTCTCTAATAATCGTTGTGAAGGTGATTGTTATCCTCCCATAATGTCCAAATCTGAATGGTATAAGTATAAACAGGAAAATAGTATATAATGGAGGTTACAAAAACGTGGTTTACATATGATTTTAAAGATGTTGGGGAAGTAATTGCCGGTAAGCAGGTATTAGTGAAATTCTATGCTAAAGAGGGAATCCCTAAAATAAAAAGTTTAGCGGCCTCTTGTGGTTGCAGTAAACCTACATATGACAAGAAAAGTGAAGAAATTAAAATTTTATATAAACCAAATCCAATCCCCACCCATTTATTATCACAAGGGTATTATACAACAAAGAAGACTGTGACAGTAGTTTTTGAGAGTGGGGAAGTAAATAAGTTAGTATTTAAATCTAAAGTAGTATGAAAAGCAAGATATCAAAACACATCTCTTTAAGAGAAGCAACATTTAGTATCACTGCCATAAGAAAGGGATATTCAAATATACCTAACAAAGAACAATTAGAAAATATGAAATATGTTGCAGAAAACATATTTGAACCTGTAAGAGAGCATTTCAACAGTCCTATACGTGTGAGTTCCATGTTTAGGTCTTATAAAGTAAATAGGGCAATAGGTGGATCAAAATCAAGCCAGCACATGAAAGGTGAAGCTATGGACATCAACAACAGAGATAAAAAGCCTTCAAATTCTGAAATATTCAATTACATAAAGGATAATTTAGTGTTCGACCAATTGATTTGGGAATTTGGAGATAAAGATAATCCAGCCTGGGTACATGTATCTTTAAAGGAGTGTAAGAATAGAAATCAAATATTGAAAGCATATTCTAAGAATAGGAGAACTTACTACGAAAATTATTAACTTGTTATTATGGGAAATTTTATTTTATTTTTATTATTGATAGTAGTCACAATAGGGGTCTTCGATTATATAATGAATGATGTTGAAGATGGTATGTTTTAACTTTAGTCTTATGATAAAAAAACTATTTACTGTTATTACTCTTCTACTAATAAGTTCCTTGGTGTATTCTCAAGAGACACAAATAAAAGAGGTATTAAAGTCTGTGGACTCTGATATGGATTGGTGTCCCAAATGTTTAGAAGAATCGAGACACAGTAGGAGATATGATATTATATTAGCTAAAACATATGTGATATTAACATACCACATAGAAAGAGAATATCCAAATTATATACTAAGAGTGGAGGATATGTTTGGTAATAAGGTACCCATAAGTAATAAAGAGAAGGGTCAGATACGTAAAATTATTTTAACTAGATGGTATCAGGACTGATAATTGTATTACTTATTTTCATTGTAAAAAGAATCCTCCACAGTGAAGAGGATTGGTTTATTTCAGATTAATTTATGGCTAGTCTATTTATAGTAGAAGATAAAGTGGTAATACCACACACGGAGACACTTTTAATATCTCCATTCAAAGAAATATGGGATAGAGATAAAAGTAAAACCAGAGAGTTCGCAACAGAGGACTTTTGTTATATGGAGTTTATGGCTTCAATGAAAGCTAGTAACCCCTATAGGCAATATCCCGAAGACAAGAAGCATGAGATAATATCTGAGGCAGTAATAACAAGGTCTAAGTGGGTGCCCGATGAATTAATAATAGAGGGAATCCTCAAAATACAAATGTTTCAAAAAGAAGCCTCCACTACATATTCTTATTACATGGCTGCTAAACAAGCTGTAGATAATATGCAAGAATTCTTTGAAACTGTAGATTTAAATGAGAGGAATGGAAAAACTGGAACACCAATATACAAACCTAGAGACTTAACCTCTGCTTTAAATGACACTGGAAAAGTGTTGGCTAATCTAAAAGCATTGGAGAAGAAGGTTGAGGAAGAATTGTACGAAAGTGCCAAAAAACGGTCAGATAAGGAAATTAGTCCTTTTGCAGAACCCTCTAGTTTGAAGTGATGGGGAGACAAATATTTGTATGTGAGTGTCATTCCCTAGAACACCAAGTGGTTTTTTGGTATGACCAAGAAGAGGGCTCCCTATATTGTGAGCCTCATTTGACAACCAATAGAAATTTCATAGAGAGATTCTGGTATGGTGTGAAGTATGCTTTGGGGTACAAAAGTAGATTTGGGGATTGGGACAGTACTATATTTCAAAAGGGAGACTTGGAAAAACTAAAAAAACATTTGAACTCTATTTAAGGTTTGGCAAAGAAAGTAGTAAAAGAGAAGAAACCGAGAAAGAAACGTATTGCACCTCTGAGGGGTTCTAACGGTGTTTGGTTGAACACCAAACCATTCAAAGAAGTTGGTGAGTATTTCATGAAGCATGGATACTATATTGCAGACCCTTGGGGATCTCCTGCATGGTATGATTTCTGGAAAAGGGAGCGAGATAGGTGTATGAATGGATATGCTATTTCTAAATATAAGATTACAGGAGATTACTATTTCTATCTCAACTATTGCCCTATACAGAAAGTAGACATAGAAAATGCTGTAGGTAAAAGAGCAAGTAAGATAAAGGGGTTTCCGGATTTTTGGGATGGGGACTATGAATACTTCTGGTTTAGAGAAATAGCAAGAAATGGTATTTTAGAAGCCTTAAATGTACCATTAACAAAACAACAAGTTGTATATAATCTTCCTGAAGAAGAGAAGATTGAAATATATAAAAAACACTTAGATAGTTTGGGTCTAAAAATGAAGCCTGTACTTTCTAGTGTAAATTTAGAAGGTGGTAAAGATTTGATACTGGGGAAAGCTCGGCGTCGTGGCTTTAGTTATAAAAACAGTGCTGTTGTAGTCAACAATTATTTCACTAGACCAAACAAGTACAACCTTTTAATGGCTTATGAAAAAAAGTATTTGTACCCTGGCATAAAAACCATATTCGGAAAATGTCAATCTTATATAAACTTTATAAATGAATATACAGGGTGGCTAATGCCCTCTGATGTTATTGATAAACAAAGTCACATAAAAGCATCTTACATAGAGTATAAGAATGGTAAGAAAATAGAGAAAGGGTTTCTTTCTGAAATAGAAGCTATTTCTTTTAAAGATAATCCTGATGCAGGTAGGGGGGCAGATACTTATGAAACAATTGGTGAAGAGGTTGGTGCTTGGGGAGTTCCAGGGGGGTTAAAAGCTACCATAGCTGCTATGCGGTCTTCTTCGGAAGCTGGTGGATTTAAAACAGGTATGATGACCCTCTTCGGATGTGTGTGTAAAGGTACTAAAGTTTATTTGCCTAATGGGGCTATTTGTAACATAGAGGATGTGCATGAATCTGTAGGTATAATAGGTTACACAGGGGGGGGTGTTATTTCTGAAAGGATTATTAATATAAATCCTATTATTAAAAAAGAATGCTATAGAATAGAAACCACTAATGGAGATTTTATAGAGTGCAGTAATGACCACCCACTACTTTGGAGTTCTCCTAAATACAAAAAACCCGGGAAAGATGGGAAGAAAGTTACCTTTAAGAAAGCAGAAGACATACTTGTTGGAGACCAACTTATGTTACTTAGGCAAATACCTGTTTTTGGGAAAAAGAAAATGCCTTACGCAAGACTTATTGGTTTATTAATAGGTGATGGCTACTATGGCTCTATCAATGGTAGGACATCCACACCACAATTAGCCATTAATAATGAAGGTGTATTTGATTATGTTAAATCAACCGGGTTGTTTTATAAAGTGTACAAAAACAAAGGTTCTTTCAATTACATAGGAATACACTCTTTCCAGGGCATATTGAAGGTCTTACAAATAGATGGGCAAAGCAAGAAACAAAAAAGACTACCCAAAAAATTGTATGAATATGATTTACAGTCTATTGCAGATCTTTTGGGTGGATACTACGATGCTGTTGGGAATGTTAATTTAACAAAAAAGAAAAATAATAATGTTTCTATTGCTATAAGATTAACCTCCGTTGTGAGACCTTTACTTGAAGAAGTTCAAGAAGCATTGAGGAGATTTGGGGTATTGTCTAGTATAATTAAAAGAAGACATAAGCCAGGGACTCTTCTTAAAAGTAGTATAACAGGTAATACTTCTGTCATAAATACGTTAATTTCATACTCTTTGGAAATAACAGATAGGGAATCTTTAAGGTCTTTCCAGAAACATATATCTTTCACCGATAGCTTAAAAAAGGAGAGATTAAAAAACTATTGTACAGATAGAAGTGATAATGAGCGTCAACTCAATAATTTTACATATGAAAAAACAGTAAAGGGTGAGTACTTTACAGACAAAAAACTAGATGGGTTAACTTCAAGAAAGGTCTTAAATACAATAAAACTGGGGGAAAGAGATGTGTATAATTTAGGTACAGAAGAAACACACACTTATATCACCAATAATTTTGTATCTCACAATACCTCTGGAAGTTTGGAAAAAGGTACTGCTGATTTTGCAGATTTATTCAACAGACCAGGTGCGAATAACTTCATGGAATTCTACGATATTTGGGGAGAGCACCCTGAAAAAGTAGAGGGTTTCTTTTTTCCCAAACAGCTTAATACAGAAGGGTTTTATGACAAGAATGGTAACTCTGATTTTCAAGGGGCAGAGAACCAGGAAATGGGTGTTCGAAAGTCTTTAATAGAAAAGGGGGCAACTTCTACTGAGATTTTAAAAAGAATGCAGGAAGAGCCATTAAATTCGGCAGAGGCCTTTTCAATGGTATCCCAAAATAATTTCCCTGTTGTAGAGATTAGACAACAACTAAATAAGTTAATAGCTAAGGGTTGGCAAAACACTAAAGGTACACCGGTAAAATTACACTATGTAGATGGTAAAATTACTGCAACACCAATCTTGAATGGGAAAGTTGAGCCCATAACATCTTTAAGAAATCTGCCATTTGACTTAAGTGGTTGTCCTGTGATATATGAGGCTCCTATAAGTAAACCACCAAGAGGGTTGTACAAAATGGGATATGATCCTGTAAGACAAGACACTGGAACTTCTTTAGCAGCTATTGTGGTATATAAGTCTTTTCATGCAGGGTCTGTATACCACAGTACAATAGTGGCAGAGTATATAGGTAGGTATAAGACACCAGAAGATATAGACAGAACAGCGGAGATGTTTGCAGATTTATTCAATACAACTATTATGTATGAGAATGAGGTGACAGGTACAAAGAATTACTTTCGCAGAATAAAGAGGTTGCACTTATTGGCTGTACAACCTGATGCGGTGATAAGTAAAAATGTGAAAACATCTCGTGTTGCTAGGGTTTATGGGTGTCATATGAATGAGCAATTAAAAGATGCAGGAGAGAGGTATGTGAAAGAGTGGCTATTGACAGTTTTGGATCATGATGAGAATGGAAACAAGATACTGGTAATAGATAGGATATATTCTAGGAGATTATTAGAGGAATTAATAAACTATACGAGAAAGGGTAACTATGATTTAATATCTTCTTTGTTTATGTGCATGTTTCAAGTTCAGGAAGAACAACTTGGTAAAGTGTATGGAGATGGTGAAGAAAATAAAAATGCCAAAAAATTACTAAATATGATTGAAAGGATGTATAGAAAATAGGCTATCTTTGCAGGTAGCATATAACTCACTCAAATGAACGACAGAAAAGTAAAACAGAATCAGAGGCTTACCACTAAGGAAAAGAATGCAAAAAATAAACAGTGGTACAAGGATCAGGCAGATATGCTTGATGACTATCATGGTAATCTGAGATCTAGTGCTATCTCTAATAACACAGATGACATTTCTGAGTATAGACGAATGAAGATAAATTATGATCTATACAACAATATCTTAAATCTTTCAGATTTTAAATATGTCTGCAAACCTTTTGGAGAGGAGGGTGGTGAGCTCCCTGCTAAGATGGTTAATAGGGATATAGTGTCTGGTAAAATAAAAGCTGTCTTGGGGATGGAAATGAAAAGGCCATTCTCTTGGAAAGTCATAGCAACAAACAAAGAAGCTACGACAAGAATTGAAAAAGAAGAGTTTTCTAAAATAAGAGACTTTGTAATATCTTCTGTAATGAATCCAATTCAGGAGAAGATTAATACGCAGGCAGAGCAAGAGAATAAAGGTAGAGAACTATCACCAGATGAACAAGCACAAATACAACAAAAAGTAGAAGAAGATTATAAAGCTGCTACACCAGAGGAGGTTAAGCGATATATGAAAAGAGATCATCAAGATCCGGCAGAAGTCCTATCTCACCAATTGCTGAATTATCTCATAGAGAAAATAAACCTTAAAAGAAAATTCAATGATGGGTTTAAACATATGCACTTGTCAGCCAAGGAGATTTTTTATGTGGGAACATTTAATGGGGAGCCAGAGGTTTGGAATGTTAATCCACTAAGGTTTAATTGTGATATCTCCCCTGATACTCAATTTATAGAGGATGGTGAGTGGGCCACTTGTGAGTATAGAATGACCCCTTCAGAAGTCATACAATATTTTAACTCAGAACTATCACAAAGTGAAATAGATAAAATATACACAGATTATGCAAAATATGAAAATCTCAGAGTAGAAGATCGGATATTTTCATTTACAGAAATAGATGAAGAAGATACAAGTAACACTGTACGGGTTCTACACTGTACTTGGAAGTCTTTAAGAAAATTGAAGTTTTTAGAGTATATAGGAGAAGATGGAGAAACAGCTTCTATGATAGTAGATGAAACTTACAAGTTAGATAGAGAGTCGGGAGACATCTCTACAGAAGAAGTTTGGATACCTGAAGTGTATGAGGCTTGGAAAATAGGGAATGATATTTACAAAAATATGCAACCTATTCCCGGTCAGTTTAAAGACTTAGATAATCTATATTATTGTAAGCTTCCTTATTATGGTGCCATATGTGACAATATGAACTCTATTGCTACAGGGATCATGGACAGGTTAAAAGTGTATCAATACTATTATAATATTGTGATGTATAGAGTGGAACTTCTCTTAGCTTCAGACGAGGGTAAAAAAGTCCTAATGAATATTAATGCTATACCAGATAGTGCAGGAATAGATATAGAGAAGTGGACCTATTTTATGAAATCCTCATCTATCATGTGGTACGATCCAAATGAAGAAGGCTCATCTTATCAAGATGTGAATACAGTAGCAAAAACAATAGATTTATCTCTTGCCTCTGATATTGGAAGGTACATAGAGTTAGCTGAGTATTTAAAAAAACAAGCGGGAATTTCTGTGGGTATTACAGAAGCTATTGAAGGACAAATAGGAACCAATGAGTCTGTAGGTAATTCACAAGCCAATTTAATAAACTCTTCTCACATATTAGAACCCTATTTTGAATTGCATAATAATGTAAAGAGAAATGTGTTACAAGCATTATTAGAGACTGCTAAAGTGGCTTATGCAAATTCTAAACCTAGAAAACTGAACTATGTATTAGATGACATGTCTAGGGAAATAATAGATTTAGATCCTGTACTGCTAGATAATTCTACACTGGGAATATTTGTATCGAATTCTTCTAAAGCTGATCAATCTATGCAAACTATACAACAACTTGCTCATGCAGCAATGCAAAATCAAAGAGTGGAATTGTCTGATGTTATTACTGTATTGAGACAAGAGGGATTAGTGGAAGCGGAAGAAGTGTTAAAGGTTGCTGAAGACAATAGAAGAGAGCAAGAAGGTGCAGCGCAAAAAGCACAACAAGAGGCTATAGCCGAAGAAGAAAAGAAGAAGAGGGAGTTTAGAAAGACAGAACATGAAATGGAGAAAGAGACTATCATATTAAAAGAGGAAGAGAAGAGAAAGACAGAGGTTATAAAAGGGTCCTTAATGGCAGCCTCCTTTAATGCAGATCAAGATGTTGATAATGATGGTGTAAATGACTTTGTTGAAATAGCAAGAGATGGGTTGAATGCTGACATTAAGAGAGAAAAGAATCAATTGGATAGGGAGAAGTTTGAGCATCAAAAGAAAGTAGATACTGAAAAAATAAAAATAGAGAAGGTAAAAATAAAGAAAGATAAGAATAATTAGGTAAAAGGTTATTAGGACAACCTTCCTATTAATGTATATAAGCTATTAATAAATAATTTTTAACATTAAATTTGTAATTAAATGGATAATGAGAAAGTAGAAAATGTATTTAGTGGGTGGGAAACGCAAGAGGGAGGGAGTTTTTTTGGAGATGCTGTAGTAGAAACCTCACCTGAAGAAGAAAAAGAAGAAGGGATTGCTGAAGAGGAAAAGGTAGATGTAGAAGACAAAGAGGTTGAAGAAGTTGAAGAAAAAGAAGACATCTTTGAAAACATTACAGCAGAACCAGAAGATACTACGCAAGTAGAGGAAGTAGAAGAAGTGGAAGCAGGGGAGCAAGATAGTGCTGCAATCACAACACTTAATTATTTAAGGGAAAGTGGTGTTGCAGATCTTGGTTCCGAGGGAGAAGATCTCTCTTCTGAAGATGCAGAAGAACTTATACAAGATTCTATTAATAAGAGTGTGGATACTACTATTGGTGAAATGTTTAGTGATCTACCTCAAGTTGTTAAAGATATCAACAAATATGTATTAGATGGGGGTAATGTAGAAGAGTTTCTTTCAAGTATTGTAAAATCTAATAGTGTTGGCATAACTGAGAACATAGATTTAACTGAAGAGGTTAATCAAAAAAAGGTTATAATAAATCAATTGAAATCTGAGGGGTATGACCAGGATTATATAGATAGCCAAATAGATTTTTTGAAAGATTCAGATAAATTGGAAAGCACTTCAAAAACTCATTTCAAAAGATGGAAACAAAAAACAGCAACAGAAAGAGAAGATCTGTTGGCAAAACAAGAAGAGCAAAAGCAAATAAAAAAGAAACAAGCATTAGAGTTCAAACGAAAAGTAAAAGACTTTGTAAGAAAATCAAATAAAGTTAAGGGATTTACTTTATCTAAGCAAGATAAGTTGGAACTTCCAAAATATACAACAGAGAGAACTGTAAAATTAAGCAATGGTTCTGTAGTTACAGAAATGCAAAGTGATTTATATAAGGCATTAGAGGATGAAGAGAATTTTATGCTAATGGCTAAATTATTAAAATCAGATTTTGATTTTTCTAATATAGAAACAAATATAAAAACTGAGGTAAGTAAAGAGATAAAAGCTTCTGTAAGAAGGGCTTCTAAAAATAAACCGTCTAGGTCGGCAACACAAGGTTCACAAAAACAAAAAAATGAGTTGGCTGATTTCTTTTAACAATTAAACTATTATAAATAAAAATTATGGCAACACTTGGAAGTAAACTAATTACTAAAGAGATGGAATGGAATGCTAATATGACAGATCTCAACCATTTGGGGTCAGCCTTAGTAGCAAAACCTGCAAAACTCATGGGGAAAATGGATCAACTGTTTTCAGCCCAAAACTATTACTCTGACAACCCTCTATTATCTATCTTAGGTGGTGGTAAGGAAAAGGAGCACCCAACAACAGATTGGACTTGGGAATTAAAAGGTGCAAATACGAGACCATTAGTTGTAATGGAAAATGTATTACCGGTATCTGAAGCTACCCCTGGAAAATTTGGGTTAGAGTTTAAGATAAAATTAGATGAGAACTGGTTTGTACCTGGGGATGTGTTAAGTCCTGGAGCTTCTAACAAGAAGTATCAAGTACGTGTAATGCAAGAAGTGCAAAGACATGGGGATGGTTGGGTGTATTCTGTGCAAATGGTTACGAATAATGACTCTGATTTTATACCTGTTAAGTATTTAACACCTGGAACACAGTGGTCTAAACTATTCTCTCAGTATGAGGAGGCTACAGAGCAATCAGGATCTACTCAATTTAGTTTACCTATGTCTTTGAAAAATCACATGGGTAAATATCGTAAAAAGTATAAAATTACTGATTATGCTTCAACTGAAGTGTTAGCGGTGGCAATACCTGACTCTAATGGGAAAATGCACACTTCTTGGATGAAATATGCTGAAGTTGAATATTGGAAGCAATGGTATAAGGAATTAGAAAGAGGTGCTTGGTATTCAAGATCTTCTGAAACTGTTATTGGAGCAAATGGGAGACCTGTTAGGTCAGGTGCCGGATTGCAAGAGCAACTAGAAGATTCTCATGTACATAAATATTCTCATTTATCTGCAAAATTGATACAAGAGTACCTAATGGATATTTTCTATTCAAGGAAAAAACCGGGTTCAGGAAGAAATGTGAAAGCTTATACTGGAGAGTATGGAATGATTATCTTTCATGAAGCTATTCAAGATTTAATGAATAAATCTGGATTTATCCAAAATGTAGAAGTTTATACAAATAAAGTTAAATCTGATTATCACGATAATGCTTTGGGGGCAGGATATCAGTTTGTTAGGTATAGTTTAGCTAATGGTGGAAGTATCGAATTGATTCATAACCCATTATATGATGACAGAGAGATTAATTCCGAGATAGACCCTGTAACAGGTTATCCCGTAGAATCTATGAGATTCACATTTTTAGATTTTGCTGGAGAAGGTGGTTCTGATAACATTCAATTAATGAAGAAAAAAGACAGTGAGTCTTTTGTATATGTTAATGGGTCTTTTGGGCCAACTGGACCAAGTAAGGCAGGTACTGCTGCACATGCTGGAGACTACTATGAAATGCACGTAGGTAAAGTTTGTGGTTTGCACGTACAAGATGTGAGTAGGTGTGGGGAATTGATCTTATCTAGATCATAATATTTACTTATTAGACAATTATAGAGGTCTTACAGCTGCAATAGCTGTAAGACTTCTTTTTTTTATGATGTTATTTCTTTATCTTTGCAAATAAAGAAAGTTTAATTTACTGAAAAAATTATGAGAATTGAGGTAAGGCCATTAGAAATAAAGAGATGGCATAATAAAAAGGGGAAAGAAAGTTTTAAAAATCCTATAAAAATACAAGCACTTGTAGATCCTTACAAGATGACATACAGTACAGGACTCTCTAGTTCTGATATAGATAAACTCAAAAATAAAGGGTTTAATTATGATCTAACAAATAATTACATGAAAGGGGAATTACACCCTTTTTGGGATAGCTCAATGGGAGTTGTAAAGTTAGAAAATCATAGTATGTTTTTTGACACTGAAAATCCCGTAGATTTTATTAAAGTTAAAATAATGAAAGCTTCTGAACAAGTTGCTAATTCAAAACAAGAGTGGGAAAATGGAATATTCCCTGATGCTACTCATGTAATATATGATGAAAATGCAGGAGTGGAGGTTAAAGCTACTAAAATAGCTGCCAAGAAGAAAGTTATTATTGAGTCAGCAAATCTTTCCAAAGAAAGGAAAGCACAAATAGTTGTAATACTCAGTGGAAAATCTTGTGCTGGGAAAAGTGATAACTTTGTTGAGGTGGCTTTGGATGAACTAACTGAAAAGAATCCAATAGAATTATTACGTTATGTAAGAATGGATTCTGAAGATGTGTCATTGCAAGCTTTAGTTTCAGAGTGTCTTCTTAGAAGTATTTTGATAAAGAAGGGGCACAAGATTTATTATATGGATTCTAATTTGGGAGCTAATGTCTTAGATGTAGTAGAATACTTAAAAGAGCCGGAAAATCAAGATTTGAGGCTAAGATTAACTTTGGGACTAGAAGATTAAATGACGATAGAGGAAATGCACTATGACTTCAAAATGAAGTTAAATAAAGTTGATAGTCAACAGTATAAGAATTTCCTCATTCCAGAAATCGATTGGTTATTAAATGAAGCACAAGAGATATTTGTCAAGATAGTTGCGGAACCAAGAAAAAGAAGTTATTTGGGGTTTGAAAAGACTCAAAGGACAATAGACGATATTAGGACAATAGTAATTACTGATAAAATTGTCCCCATAGAAAAAAGTATAGCACTATTACCCACAGATTATTGGCATTTCTTGAAAGCAAATGTTAGAATGACTAAGGGGGGGTGTAAAAATATAAATGCAAGGTTGAAGCTCAGGCAACACGATGATGAGTTTGAGAATAGCCCTTTTGACAATTCTTCTTTTGAATGGAGAACTGTTAATGGAGTTTTTAATAAAGATGGTATTAAGTTTTATACAGATGGTACATTTACCAATACGGATGTTGAGCTAAGTTATATAAAAAAATTAAAATATATACACAATGCTAAAGACTTCCGTAGTGGAAAATATAAGTTGCCTTCTGGGATTCTCTTGGATAAGTTCTGTAATTGTGAACTACCGAACCAAACACATAGGGAAATAGTTGATTTAGCAGTATTAATTGTAACAGGACAAATATATATTCCTGATTATCAAATTAAGCTAAATAAATTAAATTTAAATGATTTAAAATAATACAATTATGAGTGTAAATAATGATGTATTTCAAGTTTTAGTAACAAAAGGTAATCAAGCAGTACTTCCAGCAGGGGGTAAAGTAGATACTCTTGGAGTAGGGCAAATTGGGGTATTTGATGCAAATACAAATTTATCTTTTACGGCAGGGGCTACTGTGAAAGACTTTTTTATCGCAGTTGGTGTAGATAAGACAGGGGGGAGTGTTACTAATTCTATAAACACCTCTGCTGGACAATTAATCCAGAAGAAAAATATTAGAGCATATAGTTTTAGACCTCATACAGCAGCAAGGCCCCAGGTAACAGAACTTACAGACTTCACATCAAGTTGTGATACTGATTATTCTGTGAAGATAGAATTTAGGAATCAAGAAGTTTATCGTAGACAGGGGTACAATCAGTTTACTAAACTATATTCAGTTAGAACAGCTTGTTGTGATGGTTGTGAAACCTGTCCTACAGGTGATTGTAACGAATTAGCAAAACTTTTGATTGAGAATATTAATTCAGATTCTTCAGGATTAATATTAGCAGAAGCTATTGATGGACCGGGCGGTGCTGTTGTTGCGGATATTGATGCATTTATTGCAACAAATGCTGCGGTGAATAGTGATGCAGATAAAACAAATGATGTTTGTCTTTCTATTAGGTTGACTACTATCCCATCTGCTGTAGAATCTTATTGTAGTATTAACACTAGGTATTTTAAGCCTAGGGATACTGTAGTTATTGTTTCTTTGGCAGGGGGTTTTGACTGTACAGGTAAAATTACTGTAACACAAGAGGCTGCTTTCGAAGAGGGTTCCGGTTATGATGTTATGCAAAGAGAATATAAGGCAGGAGGTTACAATGGTAAACCAGGGCCTTATAGAGCAGATGCAACTACTGGACTAGCGACTACAGGATTTAAATATTTTGCAGAAGCTGGTATACAGTATGATAAAATTGCTTTGACATATGATATGTTTTCTGTAAGTGGGTGGCAAGAACATTTTAATAACTTAGCAACAGAAATTGCCGTACCTGCAGTAGACATTATTACTAGAGATGCTCTAGTGGCAGTGTTAGATAGTATTGTCACTCCATTTGGATATGATGCATTAGCAGATGATGCAGCAAGTGCAAGTGTTGATCCAACAGTAGTAGAAACTACTTCGGGACAAGACGACCCAGCATTGGATGGAATTGGTTAAGATGAAAAGTATATTTTTTTAACTTTAATTAATATATTTTTCCCAATAAAGAAAGAGGGTGCATTTATTGTAACCCTCTTTTTTTTGAAGTATCTTTGTAGCTAAATATGTTCCACCATGATTAATCTAAATTCTATAACCATTGATCAATTCTCCTCAAAAATAGATGTAGATGTCTCTACAGATGTTGGGAACCTTTTTACTAAGGTACTTTTATGGAAATCAAAAGATTTTAAAAAGTCTTCCAAAGTAATTGATCTATCTCAACTACTTCAAAAAACTAATAATATTGAGTCTTTTGCAATATCTGCACAAGATATTGAAATGAAAAATGTAACAGGGTTGTTCTTTATAGAGTTCTTCACAGATGAGGTGATAGTCCCAGAAGATTGTGTGAAGAACAGCAATGTTTCTTTAGCAGTAGTGGCCAACCTTTTGCCATATAAAGAGTGTGTGCTAAGTAAAACCCTATCTCTTGATATAAAAGGTTGTGGTACGGGGGGTTGTGAGAGTGTTACATTAATATCTACTTTATTAAGCACATTACAGACAACAATTAAGTATGGATTCTACGAGGAGGCTGTTAAAATTATAGAATCCTTAGATGAGTTATGCACGGATTGCGACAATTGCCCAGATTACAAAAACACACTTCTAATAAATGAAGAGGGGTTTGGGACTGTAAATAACGCTATCATACTTATTTAAATGTCTCAGATAAATAATAGGAAAATATTGATTGGTAGCACATCTAAAAAACTAGATGAAGATATTATCTTGGGACATAGAAGTAAATCTATTCTTCCTATACTCTCCGTATTAATAGAAGCTATTAGGTATTGTACAGAACAATATAATAGTAGTATTTCACAAAATTTCGGAGATCTCGGAAAGTATGAAGAAAAAATTAAATTCTTAAATATAAAACTTCAAATATTAAAATATAAATGTAAAGATGTTTGTATTTATAAAGATAGATTTGTAAAGGTAGGTTTTACAAGCACTGCACCCACAATTCAAGACAACCTGATAGAACTCCCTATATTAAACGAGTTCCAAGATTTAAATTTTACAGATGTTGTATATAGTTTTAATGACCCTGAAAACAATTTAATATCAAATGTTGTGGTATTATCAAAGGATTCAGAAAATACTTTAAAGCTAAATACTTTAGACGCTAGTATTAATACACTAGTTCCTGTACCTGTATATTTTACGGCAAGATATAAAACTGATAACTACATATATTTAATAAAGAACACAGGAGACCCTTGTACATCAAATATTATAGAAATTGACAAGTCAGATTATGACAATAAGATAAATTCTAATTGGAATGTGCTAGAACTATTCAATGCTAATCAAACAACATTTCAAAAATATGCAGATGGTGCCTTTGTGACAGAAACATTACCTTCTATAGATTTAGGAACTTCAGTAGATGTTCAAATGTCAGTAAAGGTACAGGATAATAATCCTATAAATCCCTTGTTTTCTAATGTAGCCAATATAATACTTAGATACACTTCAGAGTGTATACAGGTACTTGCCTGTACTTCCGGAATTACTAAAAATATAAATTTACCGTTTGGGGAAAACTATACATTCTTATGGGATGATTTTACTTCAGATGTAGCAGCAGAGAAAGTAAAAATAACCTCTTTACTTTTAACACAAGGAGCTTTGCAGTTTGACAATACAGATATTATAAGTCTTCCTATAATATTAACCAAAAGTAACATACAGGGTGGAAATTTAATATATGTTGTAGACACATTGGCACAAAATATCACAACTATAGAGGTGGGGTTTAATGTTTCTAAAGAAGGAGACTCTAATTTTTGTACTGAAACTTCTATTATAGAAATTAAAAAAGAAGCCAATCCAATTATACCACCTGTAATTTTAGGACAGGATTTAAATTTAGTAGTACCTTTACCTGATAGCATTACATCTTCTAATATGGATATAGGTATAACTTACCCTGGATTAGACGGTTACACTATTTTGTGGGAGTTGGTTTCAGGTGATATTGATGTACAGTTAAATAACCCAATAGCAGAAGATTTAAGTTTAAGTAATTTGAAAGTTGGCGTTTATGTGGTTAAAATAACTGTAACTACAAATGTACAACCTTTTACAGTTACGGAAAACTATACAATTACAGTAACATCCAATTACACACTGCCTACCATTGATGCAGGATCTGATAAGAGTATAACATTACCTGTGAACTTTAGTAGTGCAATAGCAACTAATACTGGAATATTTTCATCAATATTATGGTCACAAGCATCTGGACCAAATACAGCAATAATAAATAACATAGGTTCTTTAACACCATCATTTGACAGTTTAGTTGAAGGTATATATCAGTTTACAATAACAGGGAGTGATAACTATAGTAATATTGTCACAGACACTATGCAAGTTACAGTATCTCCTCCACAGCCTACGATGACTGTACATGCAGGTAATCCTATAACAATAACATTACCGATTAATAATACTGCCTCTCAAGCTATTGCTTCTAATAGTACAGGGACTGTAACATATTTATGGTCACAAATATCTGGCCCAAACACTGGGGGGTTACCCTTCCCTACAAATTCAACGGGAGTTTTTAATACTCTTATTGAAGGTATTTATGTATTTCAAGTACAGGCAACTGATGATAATGGTACGGCCACTGATACTGTGCAGATAACTGTATTACCTTCTATCATACCATTTTCAATTGATGTTGGTGCAGATGTGATAATAACATTACCTACAAACAGTTCTGGTACACAGGCTATTCCCACAGGTGGTGTGGGTGTTATCACATATGTGTGGACACAACTTTCTGGACCTAACACAGCACTTTTGACTACACCTAATACAAATAGTGTGGGGTTTACACAACTAATTGAGGGTGTATATGTATTTCAATGTGTTGCCACTGATGATAATGGAACAGCTACTGATACAATACAAGTTATTGTAGAACCTGAACCTATAGCACCTTTAGCTATCACTGTCCCAAATGAAAATATAACACTTCCTATAAATTCTGTTATATTACAAGGTGTTGTGACAAGTGGTTCTGCAACATCTTACAGTTGGTCACAAGTCTCCGGTCCGACTTCTGCAACCATTACAAATGGTACTACCATAACTCCTACCATGTCTAATTTATTTGAAGGTAGTTATGTATTTGAAATTGTAGGGACCCAATCTGTCGGAGCAAATGTTATAGTATCTTGCACGGTTACAGTTAATCCGGCCTTACAGGAGCTAACCATAACAGTCCAAAATACGACAATTACATTGCCTGTTAATAGTGTACAGGGAGCGGGAATTGTTATAGCAGGCACTGCCTCTATTAATTTATGGACACAAGTATCAGGACCAAATACAGCTACTATAGTTTCAGGAGATACAACAGATCCTTTATTGTCTGGTTTAATCCAAGGAGCTTATGTATTTAATTGGTCAGCAAGTGATGGAGTGACTACTGTAAATGTGGACAAAAATGTAACCGTGACAATATAATAATATGTTAAACTTTGAGCAAGAAATAAGAAGAAAAATACAATACCTTGTAGAACAAATACAATGTATAAAAGAGGGGGGATGTGCTTTTACTGAACCTTTGTTGGATTATAATTCCAGTAATGATACATTATCTTCCACATATGTAAATAATCAAACAAAAACTGCATTAATACAATTACCTAAGAAAACTTCAGATTTAATTAATGATGGTGATGGAGTTTCCGGGCCTTTTGGAACAGGTGGAACAGGTGGTATAGGTGATATGGTTAAGACTGTATATGATCCTGATAGCATTAATGCAAATGCTTTTGATTATAATAATCTAATTAATGTTCCTATAAATTCTGATGTAAAGGTTGTTAGTGGTTTTGTTGTAGGGAATAATTTAACTTTAGTATTATCAGATAATAACAATGTTATTATAGATGTAACTACATTAGTGGATGGTGGTTCGGATATAAGGGTATCTTCAGGAAGTGTCTCAGGAAATAATTTAACTTTAACATTATCAGATTCTAGTACTGTTGTTATAGATGTTTCAACATTAGTGACTGGATTGGATGTTAAACTAATTTCTGGTACTGTTTTAGGAAATGACTTAACTTTTACATTGTCAGATTCTAGTACTATTATTGTGGATGTTTCAACATTAGTCGGTGGAGGGTCTGCCAACCCATTAGTTCAAAACCTAACTTTACCAAATATTACAGATGTATTAAGTACACAAGGAGTTCAAAATGCATTAAATTTACTAACAGATATTAAGTTAACCTCTGGAGTAATCTTAGGAACGAGCTTACTTTTAACATTAAGTGATTCAACAATAGTATCAGTAGATGTAACAACATTAACGGATACAGGAAGTGACACTGTCCCAGTCTCAGGTGTTGTTGTAGGAAATAATCTTACTATAACCATGAGTGATGCATCCACAATCATTGTTGATGTCACAACATTATCGGGAGGTGGGTCTGGTAATCCACTAGTACAAGATTTAACATCCCCAAATGCAATAGACGTATTAAGTACTCAGGGAATCCAAGATGCACTGAACGCAATGGGAGGTGGAGGAACAGATGATGAAAAGTGGATTCCAAATCATGATTATGCTGCAAAAGAAACATTTACAATTTCTCCGACTCAGCAAAATGCAGTATTAGCAAGCGGTCAAAAATTGACATTAGGAAAAGTGTATTCGGTGTATTATGATGTCGCAACAACGTCCTCAGCAACACTGGTATTATCTGAGATTTTAAAATTAGAACTATCAAATCCAAATGAATTGGTAAAAAGTAGGGAATTCGTAAACGGATCAATGCTTTTTGACGGAAATGTAATATACGATACTATTCACGTTCAAAGTGGTGTGGAATCATTTGCCTTGGTTTCCTCTGCTGATAACGTGCCAGGAGCTGAACACTATTTAAAATACACTTCCAACGGAGATGTTATTAATTCAACAGCGGTCTTTAACGATTTTGGGAAAGGTGTTTTTGCATATATGCAATCCAATCCAGATACCTATGAATTAAAATTTGAATACATAAAAACCGATAATATTGAAGAAATATGGATTACTGCCAAAAGAGCTGAGTCTGTTGGTGTTTCAGACGTAACGGGGCAGCACCAAGGAAGCTACAACGAAGGAGATACGCTACCGGATGCAACTATTAATAGTGGAGATTTTATTTTCATATCAAAAAACAACAATGAATTTTGGATTCAAGTATCAAATGGAGCAACGTGGGTTGATGATAAACAAATTGTAGACCCTATTGCAATACAGGCATTAACTATTGCGAATAATGTTCAGATACAATTAAATGACATATCGGTAGTGTCAAGACCATTTACACCTGTAATTACTTTTGATAGAGATGTAACTCACGCACCAATTTATAATCAAACAGGAGATATTACTTTGTCATTGGCGTCTTCTGGAAATATAACCGGAAAATCTCAATTTGTAAGATTTGTATCTAATGGAGGACAGATTAATTTTCCAACAGCATTTAAAGAAATGCAGCTTGGTATGATTAACTATATGATATCAAATCCGGGGTCATATCCATTTATGACAATGTACATGGAAGAAATAGGCGAGGTGTGGATGTCGAGCCCAAGAGCCTCGTCTGGAGATGCGTCTACACCACAAGTAGCAACAATAGTTACCTTAAGTGTTTTGACAATTCAAGAAAACAACACCTTAAATCAAGAAATAGGAGACCTCGGAAGTGATGCTGTTCCAGATGCCACCTCATATGTATTAGCTGGTGCAGATGCGGCACACTTCAACGTTTTTGATAATGGAGGAATTTTAAAGTTAAGAGCTACTACCCTATTCAATTTCGAAGCCCCCGGTTCAGCAGCGAGCAGTAACGATTATTCATTAACATTTGCAGCGGTGAACAGTGAAGGGACACAGGTAACGCCAACATCAATTACAGTATCTGTTACAGACGTTAGTGAGGCTGGCAACACCGTTCCAGATCATGTTGTAAACATCTTTGTAAGACCAGATGCTGGGGCTATAGATGACGCTATTCATATACAATGGGAATTGCCCATAAGTGATGGTGGCACACCAATAACAGGATACCAGATAGAAAGATCAACAGTGCTTGGGGGCGCTTGGAGCGTATTGGTTGTAGATACTGGAAATACAAATCTTGAGTATATTGATACAGGCGTTGGAGAGGGATTCTATGCACTATATAGAGTTGCTGCAATTAATAATGTGGGAACTGGAATTGCTTTTGGAATCGCAACCGCAATAACCGTAGATTTAATATCAGGAGGCGGATTTACAGGAGCTGTTGACAATTTCAATACACATGCCGTTGGCACTAGCCCTTCAACGTTTGACGAACTATTAGGAAATTCTGTCACAGAAGATATTAGCGGAGGTGTCATTAGAGCATTGTCTTGGGATTCAAAAACAGGAGGTTCATACGCCACAAATCCTTGGGGGACAGCACAATCAAAATTCAATCTATTTTCAGATGCGCAGACAGATTATACAGTTCTGTGTCATATGACCTTTAAATCACAGGCATCAAAAGCTGGCATTTGGGTTCGTTCAACAACAAACGGAAGCTTTACAGAGGGATACTTTTTGCAATTTGATCAGGTTACAGATGAATTAAAATTATGGAGTATTCATAGTGGAGGACAATTTGATCAAATAAATCCTGCTACAGTTACAACCTCAATGACACTGAACGATAGACATTTAATTAAGATAGACATTGTTGGAAGTTTAATAGAGGTTTTCATTAATAATATGACCGCTCCTATTATATCCCATACATTTATTCAGAATCTCCACGCATCTGGTGGCGTTGTGTTATCTGCTGGATGGGATGGAACAAATGAAAACAACGTGCAATATGACAATTTGTATTGTACTCTTTGGGATGCTGCTACCGCACTTCCAACCGCACCGCTATCGTTAGTGGCTGCTGCTGGTGCAGTTCCCGAAACTGAAATAGATTTGACATGGCTAGTGCCTGCTAGTGATGGTGGGAGTGCAATTACAGGATATAGAATAGAGAGAGAGAGTCCTACAGGAAATGGGTTTGCGTTAATAGTAGCAGACACAGGAGATACGAATCTATCATATAGTGACACTACTCTAACTAGTGGCGTTCAATATAATTATAGAGTTAGTGCCATTAATGGTGTGGGTACAGGGTCTTTTAGCAATTCAAGTTCGTTGAGCACCACAACCTCTAATGTGTTGTTGACAATTGGAACTCCTGATTATCTTTATTCGGCAGATGTTGTTGTTGGTGTCGAACCTGTACAGCAAGTGATAGGAAGTCCTGACTACCAGACAATAGCATCTAGTGTAACTATTATCACAGGAATGAATGGACTGCCTGTCTGGAAGTTTTCAACAGTTGCCAGCTATATAAGGACAGTTACCAATATTGCTACAGTGCCTCAGGGGTTCTATAGATTCATGCTCATTGAATTCAAATCTATATCTGGAGGTAACGAGTATTTTGGAGACGGCAACGCTGCTCCTGCTCCGAATAGGATAGGTCTAAAATCTGGGAAGTGGGCTATTTATGGTGGCTCGTGGGTTGAATCTACCTCTTCTCCCGTTGTTGACACGCCTTATTTAATTGAAATATACGCAAATGGAGCGGCGTCATATATGAGGGTTAACGACTTAGAGGTTCTTTCTGGCAATCCTGGATCAAACGACTTAAGAGGCACGGTTTTGGGTAATCTCAGTGCGATGAACGCAGGGTGTGACGTTGAAATAGGTCTGGATTATGTTAATTCTTCGAATTTATCAGCGCAAAATCTTCTTGACATTAGAACAGAGATAGCAACGATGGCAGGAATTTCCCTATAAATTAAAATAATTATGATGTCAACATTTCTATTCTCATTGTCTAGGAGCTCTTCAGTAAGCGTTCCTCCATCATTCCCGCCTGTTTCTGGACAAGAGGAATCTTTTGAGATTTTGCCAAAGAAGATGGTAAATCTGTCGTATAATTCTTCATCTAAAGTATATGAAAAGACTTCTGGAAATCAAAAATATGATGCAGGATTTATTGCCGACAAAATGATTTTCGCAAATACAGGAGCTGTCATATGTCAAGTGGAAGGCGAAGATGTGAGTAGATTCATTGCTTTAAGTGCCGATCATCAGAACTGGTCGTTTGAAACAATGGATTTCGGATTACTTTTTGGCAATAACGGAGCTTGTCAAATTAATGAAAATACAGTACCTGCAACTCAGAACTTACAGCCAATTGCGTATCAAGATGTGTGGTTCAAAATAGAGGTAACTCCTGACTTGAATGACAGCCTATTGGGAAATGTAAAGTACTATTCTAGTACAGATGGCATAAGCTGGGGAAGTCCAATTTATGAGTCAAATAATAAGACTCCATATCCGATTTACGTTACAAGCTCTCTTTATAACATCGGAAATAAATTAAAAAACTGCTCCATTGTTGGCACAAATATTGTCGATACAATTTTACCGTTAAAATTTGTAAAAAAGTTTTTATCTGACAATAATTATAACGCCTTCGGTCAATCATTTTCATACTATAATTCAAACGGAAATATACCAATAGATGAAGTCCATCATTACACAAGAGCAGGAGTAGGTGGACATATAGGCGTCTATGCATATACCATTAAAAATGTCTATCATAAATCTACAGATACGTGGGATGCCCCAATAAATGTCATTGATGAAGGGAATGCATACGATTTAAGAGACCCGAGAGGTGGTTATATTGGGAATACATTATTTATTTTCATGCAAAAAAATACCACAAATTTGGCGGAGCAAAAATTCGGATATTACAAGTCCTCAAATAATGGGGCTTCTTTTGGTGGCTTTACAGAAATACTCGGATATGACGAAAAGAGGGCTTTCCCTTTTGGGTATTTGCAGCCGTCAAATGTCCCTGGCACATATTTTCAATATTTTACAGATTTTGACCATAATGCAAATTCAAAATATAACAACTATATTTTGAAAACGATTGACAATGGCATTAACTGGACTATTATCAAAATTAATTCAGGGCTGACGGTTAATGATTTTATAACAGAAAGTGCATTGTCTTGGCTTGGTGGACAGAAATACTTACTTCTTATGAGAAATGGTTCTGGGGTGTTAATGCAAATGACGTCCTCCGACAACTGGCAAACTTGGACTAGTCCTGTTGTCACTAATTTAGGCGGTACTGGTTATCCCGCTAGTCTATTGCCGACAATGTGCGACATATATTATAACCACCCAACTGATGATTTATATATAATTTACCAAGACAGAACTATCGGAAGAATTGAGGGAATTAAAGTAAAATCAGTCGATGTATTTTCTTCTCCAACAAATTATCCTGCACCGATTTTTACAGAAAGAAATAGGCAGGGCATTCATAACGGAATTGGATACCCTTCAATCATAAAAATTCAAGACAATCCTTTAAAACTTCACATGGTATACAGCGATGAGTCAACTCCTGAGAGGACAAATGATTTTTGTGATGCGAAATATACACTATTTGATGAAAATTTAAGATAATAATTTATGAAAAAAATAGCAACAAAATTTTTGACAACATTAGTTTTGACAATAATTATCTTGACTGAAAATGCCACAACGTATTACGTAAGAACAACAAATATATAATTATCTAATGGTAAAATTATAAGAATGGCAACATACTATATATCAACAACTGGAACAATTACAGCAGCAGGTACAGAACTTGATCCATATTCAATGAAATATTTAGAACTTGCAAATAATCATGCAGGAGATACATTTCTAGTTAAGAATGGAGAGTATAATAAAAATTGGAAATTCTTAGTATTTGGAGTGGCAGGTAATCCAGTTAAAGTGAAAGCAGAGAATTGGAAACAAGCAAAGATAGTAGGAGGTACAAATAAGTATGATAATAAAAGATCAGTTATAAAATTATCAGGCCCCTTTTGTTGGGTTATGGATTTTGAGATATTTGATAACAATCAAAAGAGGATATGGATTAATTGGAGTGATGATATTTTAATGAGTACTGGTTGCGAATTATTTGCTCCAGGAACTAAATTTATTAATAATTCCATAAACAACCTAATAGAGGGTATAGAATGTTGGAGTACAGCCGAAGGAGCTGCTAATAGAAACGATGCTGCGGAAGCTCATTTTAATGTTATATATAATATAGGATTAGACTTCTCAGATGACCCCAGACCACAATCAGGCCATGGCCATGCTATATACGCTCAGAATAAAGAAGGGGCAGATTTACCTAAATACTTTACAGGTAATACTATATGGGGAAATTTTGCAGAAGGTATTCATTTTTATACTGAAGGGGGTAATATAAAAAGCATGGTTTGCCAAGATAATTCTGTCTTTAATATGATTGGGTATGCTATAGATAAGATTAAATCAAGAGCTACCATTATTGGATCACTTAGTAAAACATTTGATAATTTAGTTTATGAAAGAAATATAATATTCGAAGAAGCAGTAAGTATAGGATACGGTAATCCTTGGCAACAAAATGTAAAGGTTAATGATAATGCTTTTTACACCCCATCAGGAATAACAATGAAAAGATTCTTTGGTGCAGGAACAGAAGTCAAAAGGAATATATTCCATACAGAAAATGGTACTCTATTTAATTACTCATTATCTGTACAGAGTGATTTAGATTTACTAAATCTTCATGATAACAGTATGATAAATACTTCTACACAATGGTCTACTGTTATTGGAATCCAACCTCCTGGTGGAGGTACTACTCAGTTAACAGAACCCAATTGGGGACCAAATTCCGTTAACAATACAGTCACCACAACCCCTCCCCCATTAAATATAAAAATTACAACTAATGATTATGATAATAATTTCATAAAAGTAACAATAGTAAATTATGCAGCTACTAATACGGTTAATGTGACTACAATGCCTTTTGTGAATGGTGATATTTTGGAAATATATGATACTCAAAATATGAATGGAACTCCAATAAGTATAACATATAATGGTAGTTCTTATGATTTCCCCATGAATAATACAGATTTTGCACCTCTTTTCCAAAATGATGTAGATGTATCCCACGCTTCCCATACAGATAGTAGATTTGCAGAATTTTTAGTTAGAAGAGTGACAGGAAGTGGAAATCCTACTCCAGATCAAATTATTGCAAAGAATGATACAGGTAATAATTTAGAAGAGGGTATTGCTGGTCAAATTGTTGCATCTGTATTAAATGATAATGGGAATGGAGTGGACATATTAGATGGAGTAGCAGCGACTCTTGCTGCTGTAACAATATCACTTGTTAGTAAAACTGATATTGGAATTTCCTTAAATACAGTTACAGGGGAAGTGACAGTTGATGCAAATGTTTTAGTAGGGAATCATAATTTAGTTTATCAAATATGTCAACAATCTGATCCAACAAATTGCGATAATGGTACCATTACATTTAGTATCACTAATACTGCACCAACGATTCAAGCAGTCAATTCATTCACATTATATGATGGAAGTCAAAATATAGTAAGTGGATTCACAACCATTCCAAATAATGCGGTAATCAATCTCCAAAGTGTGCCAACCTCATTGAACATACGTGCGAATACAACCCCAACAATAGTTGGGAGTGTATATTTTCAGCTTGATGCAGCGTTTACAGGAGAAAATGTAGCACCCTATGATTGGTTTGGAAACGGTTCGGGCACTTTTTCATTAGGAGCACATACTATTACAGCAACTCCATATACAGAAATAGGACAAGCGGGAGCAATTGGCACCCCATTAACAATAAACTTTACAGTAATAGATACTTCATCTACACCTATTCAAGCTTTTAATGATAGTTTTTCCGGAGATACAGATGGAGGAGATGTTGGTATAGTGACAGAAAATGATTTATTCAACAATATAAATGCTGATATTAATTTAATTACAGCTACTCTAACTAGTGATGGTGGAAGTGGGGCTAGCATAACTGGTGGTAATACTCTAAGCATGCCTATAGGTATTAATTCAGGAACATATAACCTCACTTACGAAATTTGTGAAATAGCCTCCCCAGCCAATTGTGATTCAGCAAATATTACTGTAGTGATTACTGACCCTGTTTCTGGAAAAACAGAACAGGTAAATTTCCAAACTACTTTCAGAATCTATAAAGATAATATTAGTGATGTATATTCTGTAGATTTTACTGTTGATACAGTTGTTGAAAAAATATTAGTATATACAGAACAGGGGGACCTTGTCATATTTAAAGACTATTTAAACCAAGTAAATGAAAAAGTATATGAATTAACTGGTGTAACGGCTGGTAGTTTTTATATTGTGATATATTTTCAAGGTTATTATATTGGAGAATTTATTACTTTAGATTAAAGAGAGTAATTTTTATGAATAGAGCGTAAAACTCATTAATCAATTTTTCAGGAGTTGATGCTATGTAAGTTGTCCTATTAAATAAGATATTTTAAATATTAAATTATAGTTACCTTTGCATCATGCAAGAGATAGACAAATACAATAGTCCGGGTTATTCTGTGATCCAGACGTGGAAGATGTATGCTCTTTTCTTAGCACCCATAATCACAAGTATTGGTATCCTCGCTTTCATTGTTAGAAAAACCGACTTGACTTTTGACAATCAAAAACAAAAATATGATACAGTCCAGCACCACGAAAATGGGTATAGTCATATGACCTTTGAAAAAGGAAATAAAATAGAAGTTCTCGATTTAAAAGTAAATAGTCTGATAAAAGAGCAACAGGAAATGAATACTAAAATAGATAATGAAGCCATTAGGAGTAAAGGGGCTGACAAAAAATTGGGAGGGGACTTGGCGGAAATAAAAGTTAAAATTGATAATATCAATAAAAAATAGTATATTTGCCCAAACTAAATAAAAATTATGAAAGGTTATAAAACATTAATTTTCAATATTATTGCAGCTCTGCTTATGATAGCAGAGAATTATGGAGTGACATTTGGATTATCAGCGGAAATAGTAGGGTACATTGCCGTTATAGGTAATTTTGTGCTAAGATTTTTCACTACGACTTCTGTATTGAAATCTGAATAGATAACATATTTTAGTGTTTGTTTCAATTTGGTAAGTGTTTTATGAATTATTTAAAGAGTCTGTTACAAATAGTTGTAATAACTGCAGGCCTTTTTTTCACTTCAGAGTCTTTTAGTCAAAAGAAAGATGTTAATTTCTGGGCTAATAGATACAAATACACAGTGCCATTAATGTTCACTTCTGGTATAGTCGATGGTCATGTAGAGATTTTAAATCATAAGTATCACAAGTTCAAAGAAAAGCATCCAAACGCCAATGATAAATTTTGGAACCCAAACATTTCTTGGCGGAATAAATGGAAAAATGGAGATAGGTCACAAGGTGAGAAGTTTCTATTAAGCTCTACAATACTTGTCAGCACTACAGATGCCTATCATATGCTCAGAACCTATGAGCATGTGAGCACTGTAACGGCAGTAATTATACCTGTAGCAGGGAAAAGATATAAGTTTTGGGTATATTTGATTGACTTTTTGGTAATTTCAGGATCAAAATCGTTAGGGTTTTATTTAACTTATGAGCTATATTATGAAGGGTGAGCTAAAATCTATCATACAACTGCTTGTTATTTGCGTTCTTATATTAATGGCTTCCATAATATATTTTAAGGATAGAAAAATAACAAAACAAGAGGAAATTATAAGAATGATAAGTAAAGATAATGACATCGATAAAAACCTTTTGAAAAACGATTCTATAATTTCAAAAATGGACAGTATTATTAACGTAATTTATATTGATTCAGTAACTTACACGAATAATATTGATGTAATAATTGAAGAGAATAAGAAATTAAAGCACCAAATTTGGCGAAGTAGAAACGATAAAAAGTATAGGAATTTATTTGGTTGGTTAGAGGACAGTTTAAAATATTATACAGTATTTAAGAAGTAAATGGAAACGCCTTAAACCATTTGAAATCATGAAAGAAATATTATTTGTAATATTATTGTTTTGTGCCCTTCCGTATTCATCGGCTCAGGGGATAGATGACTATGCTCCTGAGACTATTGCCAATCTTAAGGCAGGTTACAACTGTAAACTCACCCTAGACAAGATGGAGCAACAAATTGATAGTATTGTATCAAGGGGCGCACGCCAATATCTAGCCTATCAGGCTCTAAATTCTTACATATCACAATTAAAGCAAAATAATTCTGATATGAAATTCAACAATAAAAGTCTTAAAGTGAGATTAGCAGAATTCGAAATAAAAGAAAAGAAATATGATAAGGAAAAGAGAATAATGAGAATTGTTGTTGGGGGTGTACTTTTACTAGTTGGACTTAGTTTATAATGTGAGTCAGTTTTACAAAATACACCACTTTATAAAACATGATTCCTACAAATAAAAATTTATATTTTCTCCCAACGTTAATACTCTCCATATTTGTATTATTATCCCTACTTCAATATAATTTCTTTACAAGAGACTATTATATTTTGCATAATACAGTTGTGATTTTATTTATATTGGTAACAATTAGTACTTTAATAGCTAAGTTAGTATCTAACTCCAAAAAATATGATTTATGGTTGAGACTTGTTTTGGCAGATTTGTTGATTTTTAATATGATTGAGTTGTTCAATTATATTTTAAATATAAAATATCAATTGTCTTTAGACTTAGAAGTAGCAATAATATTATCAATTATTTTCATAGTAGCTTTTGTCTACGTACACATAAAAAAGATAGATTTTTAATTATTTCCCACTAAAATTTAATATTTTGAAACATAAAGTGATTACTTTAATGAAAAAAAATGCAGGTAGTTTACCTGAAAATGAGACTTGGTATGGTGTGGCAGTGTCTTGTGGAATTAGTCCTAGGAACAAAAAAAGGGCCTTAACAGATTCTAAATATAAAATTAAAAGTGTATCAAGGAAAGCACAAAGCTATTGGCAATCTTATTTAAAACAGGAGAATAGACTAAAATTACAAAAACAAGTTTTTAAAGATGGGAAGATTTTTGTAGAGACTTATACAAAACAACCAGAACCTGCTCCTGAAGTAAATTTAGATGATTTTTTTGTAGAGAAAATGACCACAAATCCACATGGAGGTTCTTGGATGAAGTATAAGAGGAAAGAGAATTTCTATACAGAAGAGCACCTAGAATCCCTAAAAGAAGTTCTAATTAAGGAAATAGAACCCGTTAAGTTTAAAGAACCAAAAAAGAATAATAAAAAAGCTTTGTTTGTTTATGGATCAGATAAACATATAGGAGCTTTAACAAAGGAGGGGTCCATCTATACTAACAAGTATGATAGACAAGAAATAAAAAATAGGGTAGTTGTAGAAACTTTAAAACTTGTCTTAGATTCAGTAGATTTATACGGAACTTTTGAAGATCTCTATATAATGGATTTAGGAGATGCTTTAGATGGGTTTAATCAAAAGACAACAGGTGGTCTTAGGGGGCACTCTGCTCATACATTACCACAACAATTAAATAATAGAGAGCAACATGATTTTTATGTAGAGACACATAAGATTCTTTTTGACTCCTTAGTTAAATTTCAAGTTGCCAAGAATATATTTTTCGTAGCTACATCTAATTCTAACCATGGTGGGGATTTTGAGTATGGTGCTATGAGAAATTTAGAAACTTACTTGAATGTAAAGTATCCACAAATAAAAACATATATATCTTACAAATCCTATAATCACTTGATTTATGGAGAGCATGCTATTATTTTTGGCCATGGGAAAGATGATGAAGATATGAGAAATGGTTTACCACTTGTATTGAACCCTAAAGTTGAGATGGTACTTTCCGACTATCTTAGGGTGAATGATTTGAATAAATACAATGTAACGTTTGTTAGTGGTGACTTGCACCAATCAGCAGAGACTTATGCTAAGAATTTCAGATATAAAAAAGTCTTGTCTCAATTTGGTAGTAGCAAGTGGGCACATACAAATTTTGGGTCTGGTACTCCAGGGGTATCTTATGAGGTGTTCTTTAAAGAGAGTCCAGTTATAATAAAACAAGATAAGTTTTTCGATATAGGGAATCAGTCTAATACCGGCATAGAATTCTCCTAAATTCTCCTTACCTTTGTGGGATGCTGCAAATAAGAGATAAAGTATTGGATTTTTTTAAAGATTTATATTTTGAAGAAGAAAAACATAAATATTTTGTAAGTGGTACTCCTATAAAATCTTCTGTTTCAAAAATATTAAAAGTATTTGTTGAGGCAGTGGATTTTGATCTTATAGCACATTTTATTGATAAAAGAGATAAATTAACTTCCGGTGTCACTAAAAAGAGGTGGGACTTGAATTCTAAGATTTCTCTAGCAATAGGAATAAGTAGCCATTACTTTGGGGAATTGTATGCTTTTAATAAAAACATAAAGCCCACATCTGGATATGAAGAAGCTGTGGTTAAGTTTTGGGATAGCTTACCGAAACACATATTACCATTTGAAATGGAATTGCAAATGTACCACAAAGAGTATATGTTTGCCGGTACAGCAGATATTTTACTTTATAACACTAAAACAGGTAAGTTCATATTATGTGATTTTAAAACCAATAAAGACTTATTCAAAAATTATAAGGGTAAAAAAATGATGGGTGAGTTTAGAGATTTGCCCGACACACCATTAAACCATTATCAACTCCAATTATCTTTTTATCAAATTTTATTCGAACAGACAGGATTTAAGGTGGAGAACAGAGCAGTTATTTCTCTAAGGCCAGACGGAGAATTTAAAATGTACAGCACTGAAGATTATACAAAAGTGTTGGTGGAGTACCTCAAAAATAATAAAGTTTAACACATGGTTTTAAGAGAACTAATACAAAGAGTGCAAAGCCTTTATTCTAAAGGTGTGCACAGTGATGATACTAGATTATCTGATAGACATATTTATAGTAAGTTATTATCATTGAGGTCAAAACTTATTTCAGATAAGGTTAAAAAGAAACAAAAACTAACTCAATGGAGTTATCAAACGTTACCTTGTGTGCAATTAACTAAAGCCTTTCCGTATGAATGTCCATGCTTACCATCTGTGGGATGTGAAGTACTTAAAACTACTATCAAATTACCTGATGTATTAACTAGTTATAGCAAACATTTAATACAATCTGTAACATCCCTAGATGGGAGTATAGAGTATTCTGAATCTTCTTGGGAAGCTCAAAAGTACAAAAGCTCAAGTAGGTATACTAGTGACAAGGCTGATTATTATATAAGAGACAATTACTTGTACATAACACACAAAAGTGGACCTAAAGTTGTTTCTGTAACTGCATTGTTTGAAAATCCTATTAGTGCACTACAATACCCATCATACTGTTGTGAAAAGGGGGATGATTGTGAAGATACAAGCCCTTGTAAAGAATCCTGTTGGTCCCCTTTAGATTTAGAGTTTCCCATCGAACTATCTTTAGTAGATGTGTTAATAGATTTAGCAGTTAAAGAACTTATATTCACATTCAATCAGGGAATTGAGGATTTGACTAATGACAGCAAGGATAATATAACTGAAAGCAGTAAATGATTGGGAAAAGAAAAAGTTCATATTATAAAACTGAGAAATACTTAAAGTATAAAAAATCTGTTTATACGAGTTATAAGGAATATAGAAAACAAAGCAGGGCTTTGAACAAAGAATCATATTTACATATTGCCAATGGATATAATAACTTTATGTTAGATAAGATACTGTCCGGGGAGGAAATAGAATTACCAGCCAGATTTGGTAGAATGTCTATAACAGGGTCAAAACCTAGAGTATCTTTTGGAGAAGACGGCTTTCCAAAAGGATTAATGCCAGATTGGGGGAAAACTGTACCATTTTGGGAAAAGTATCCAGAGGCAAAAAAACTAGGAAAATTTATTTACCACTTAAATCCTCACACAGATGGTGTAGTTTATAAATATTTTTGGTCACAAAAAAGAGTTTTAATAAAATATAAGAAGTTGTATAAATTTTTTCCAGTTAGAAGTGCAAAAACAAAGTTGGGAAAGAAAATACGTAGTGGGGCAGAGTATGTAATAAAGCCACATTATATGGAAAATAGAATATAAAATATGAAGTATATTTCAATAGATAGGGTATTAAACAAATTCCAAAGGGATTTAAAGGGTACTGAAATAAATGAAACAGATGCTATAGAGTGGATTGGAGAAGCCTTAGAATTCTTACAAGTATATGGTTCACAAGAGGAAGTTGTTGCCTTCGTTGAAGTTAAAGACTATTCTATAGAACTCCCTAAAAACTTACAGACAATACTCCAGATAGCAAGAGATAATTCTTGGACATCACAAAAGCAGACTTGTATTAAAGATATTTGCGATAAAAAACAAGAAGGGGTTAACAGAGTTTCTTGCCCCACAGATCACCCCGCTAACATTGCAGGATACCCTATCCCACTTGACTGTAATGGAAAACCTATTACAGACTATGATGTTGCTTATTACAGACCTTATTTTGATCTTAAATGGGAATATGAGGGTTGGAACAATAGTTCTTACAGGACAGAACAGTATACACCCATAAGACTAGCAAATAATATTTTCTTTAAATCTATTGTATGTAAAGAGAGAGATATGGAAATTTATAATTCTTGTCAAGATGAGTATACCATAGTAGGGAATGAAGATAGAAAAATTAAATTTTCTTTTGCAGAAGGGGCTATAGCCATATCTTACTTACGTTCTAAAATATCTGAAGATACGGGATACCCATTGATTCCTGAAAACCCATCTTACATGGCAGCAATAACTTACTACCTTAAATGGAAAATATCTGAATGGCATTTATGGAGTGGGAGAGAAGGTTATGTAGGTATTGCACAAGATAGTGAGAGAAAATGGTTAAAATATGCTAGGCAAGCAAAAAATTACATGAAGATGCCTAAGAGTATTGATGATTACCAGAATCTGTTAGATCAAAGTCATTATTTAATACCAAATCATAAAAGATATTATGGTTTCTTTGGAAATTTAGCTGTTCCTGAAAATAGAAATTTTAACAATCCACATTCGTATGGCCGAAATTGATATCACTAAAGCTAATAAAGGTTTACACACTGATAATTCTTATATAAGTCAACCAAAGGGAACATACTCTTTTGCACTAAATGCTATAAATGAGACTTATCAAGGGGATTTAATAGAGAATTCTAACGAGGAGAGTAATATAGAGTGTGCAAAATTACCAAATGGTTATATACCTATTGGTAAAGTTTATATAGGAGATGAAAATACATTAATATTTTCAATAGGAGAAAATTCTGAGATAGGTATATTAGATAGGGATTGTAGGTATGAAACTGTTGTTAACGGAGAATTAAACTTTAAATTAACACATCAGATTGATGCCACATTTAGGCTAAGACGTGGATGTGAACGAACTATTTATTGGGTTGATGGCAATAACAACAAACCTTTATATTTTAACATAGATAGCCCTGATAAGTTTAAAACAGGTGGTGTCTTTGATTTATCAAAATTTGAACTGACAAGATCTTATACAAAAATCCCTAGGTTTTTTTCTGTTAAAGTACATAATTCTGGAGGTAATCTTGCTCCAGGTAGTTACAACATAGGAATTCAATATCTAGACGATAATCTAAATCCTACAGAATGGATAACAACAAGTGAGATTATTAACGTATATAATGATAGTACTACAGAAGATTTTTTAGATATTAGGGGGTCTATAAATAGTGAGATAGATTACATTAATTTTCCTAATACAAATAAGTCTATTGAAATAGAATTATCTAATTTAGATCAAAAATTCACTTTCTATAGATTGGCTTTTATACAAGCTACTGTTGGAAATGGCCAAGTGTCTGATATATTTTACTCTCAAAAATTACCTACAAGTAAAAAAGAATTTATTTATACAGGAAATAACCATGAAACTAAAGGAACACAAGAAGAGATTGCAGTATTTAACAATGTTATTGAAAGTGCGGGATCTATAGAGCAAGTTGAAAATAGACTAATATTAGCCAACACTAAAGGTAAGAAAGTTAACTTTTGTAACCTTCAACAATATGCATCTACTATTAAAGCAGATGTTGTTACTAAAGAAGTTATAAATAATGCTACTGTTCCCGGTAGTTTAAAGAGTCCTACAATACATTTTGAAAGTGTAGGTTATATGCCTGGGGAAATATATTCTTTCGGGATTGTTTATATATTTGAAGATGCTACACTATCCCCCGTGTATCATATACCGGGGAAAAATCAAAGTGTATCTTCTGAAACTACGTATACGCAAGGCGATAATATATATGCAATGTCAAATGACAATGTATCTCAGACAAATGTCTATACAGATAATTCAAGTTGTGAGCACAAAGAGTACTGGGGAGTGGATTCAGAAGGAGATTTATTAAAAAATACACCTGTAAGACACCACAGATTTCCATTAAGAACAGACATTAATGTACCAATGCTTAAAGTTGGGGATAATACTACTTCACAAACAGATGTAAAACAGATTATCTTAACAGGGATAGGAACTATAAATACACCTTGTACTCAAGAAGATATAGATAATGGTGATTGTGCAATACTGCAGGATGCCCCATCTTTCCAAGTACAAGTCACATATGACGAGGATGGTGTTATAAAAACATTTAATCATCAAATAAACCCTGCAATATATTTTGAATTTGATGGGACTTCTGATATAGAAATTGAAATAAGATCTCCATTTCTTCCAGGGTCTATTGTTAGTATTGTATCAATAGAGGAATCTTTGGATGTGGGTGGAGTGCAGGATGTAACTGATGGAAACCCTTCCCCCCATGGTGTATCATATACTACAACAATTGTAGATACAACACTAAGTTCTTCTAATTCGATTTACAAAACAGATATTTTTGGAATTAAATTTTCAGGAATTGTCTTACCTCCGGATGGTGAGATTGGTGGAGAAAAAATAGTAGGGTATTACATAGTACGGAATGAAAGGATTGAACAGGAAAAAACAATATTAGATAGTGGAGTTTTAGTTTCTTCTGTGGTAAATGATAAATTTATTTCCCATGGATTACTAGGTTCAGAATTTCAAAATGAAGATAGAATATCTAAAAAGTTTTTTGGATTAATTCATCCAGAACATAAGTTTAAGGGTAGGGAATATAGTGAGTATACAGAAATAATACAACAAGGGGAGTTTAATATAGTAGATAGAAAGAAAAGTAAGAGTAGGTATGTAGATGTCCTAGATGGAACCTCTTTTGATGAAGAACATCACAAGAAGCCGGAAGATGATGATGGGTGGGCACTAAAAACTATATCAAGAGACAGTGTGGTGGAATATTCTCCTAAAGTGGATGAATATAGTCATAATAGTGCAAATATAAAATCTACATTCTACTTATCTGCATTAGAAAGTAAAGAGATCTCTGGAGAGACTGTATATAATATTTCAGGAGACAACAAAGTAGGTTTTATAGAATTAGACACAGATAATATAAATCCAATAAAAGATAAGTTCCCTTATGTGTACATTAAAAAATCTATAGCAAATTCATATTCTACGTTCAGAAGTCTACCTTATTACAAGACTTCTCTAAATGTTGAAACAAATAGTAGTGTTGAAGTATTTAATGGAGATTCTTATGTGTCTCCTGTTAGATATGTAAATACTATGTTTTGGGATAACCGCATAGCAGAGAGGGCAACTAAAAAATCTTTTTGGCAAATATTAGCCGGTGTTGTTTTGGTTATTGTGGGTGCTGTTCTTACATTCTTTACAGCAGGTGCGTCTACTATAATTATTGGTGCAGGAGTGGCTTTAATAGGTGGAGGTGCGCTATTTGTATCTTCAGGTATAAAAAAATCTGCTTGGAATAAGGCCTATAATAATGAGTATAAGTTAGGGCTAAGAGAAACTGTTTTAGATGATTGGACACATGGAGAATATAATTACGCAAATTACACACAAGCAACCACTCCTGGAGATGATGAGATCCAATGGATAGGGGATTGTGTAACAGATTTATGGTTTGAGTCTAAAATAAACACTTCTTTAAGACACAAGATGGTGTCTTCTGTCCCAACATTCTTAGATGCTCCTGGTAACGTAGAATCGGGTAGAGAGGGATTAGAAGCTACGGGAAAAACAAAGAGTGTGCATTGGGTAGCAAAAGTTCCACTAGACCCATTTACTAAGCTTGACACTCATTTGATGGATAAATTATCAACCTTCGACCCTGAAAGAAGTAGTGGTAAATCTTATTTAGGACATTGCTTGGGAGAATGGTATCAAGTTAATCCTGATTATGAAAGATTAAACAAAGAAAAAATATTTTTTCACCTAGCTTTAGAGTATGACTGCTGTTCAGAGTGTCAAGAAGAGTTTCCACATAGGGTTTTGTATTCAGAGCAATCTTTCCAAGAGGAATTAACTGATAATTTTAAAGTATTCCTACCTAATAATTATAGAGATATTGAAGGTGAGACTGGGGAGATTACAGATTTATTCCGTATAAAAAATAATCTATATATACACACAGAAGAAAATTTGTGGCATTTACCTCAAAATTATCAAGAAAGAATTACAGACAACATAGTTTCTTTCATTGGCTCGGGTGATTATTTTAACATCCCACCTAGAAGAGTAGTAGACCAAAATAGAATATCAGGAGGATGCTCCCACAAGTGGGCTACACTTCAAACAAAACATGGAGTTTTCTTTGTTTCTGAAAGGGAGGGTAAAATCTACAGGTTTACAGGAAACGAGTTGATAATATTAAGTGATATTGGAAATTCTAATTGGTTTAGGGAAAATATTGAGTTGAAGATGTTAAATGATTATCACAAAGCTAGTGGTGCACCATATCTCTATTCTAATAATCCATCAAATAAAGAGAGTGTTGGATTCATATCTACTTATGATACAGAGAAGGAGCGTATAATATTTACAAAAAAAGATGGTGTTTTAGCAGAAGAGTTACAAAATAAGGAAGATTTCAGAATTTGTAATCATGATGGTGTTTATACAGTTTTTGAAAACTATGGTGAGACAATACAAAACAGAATAAATAATGGTTGGTCATTTGAGGGTATAGAAGAATGTAAGTTGGTATTCAGAAAAGTTTTTTATGATGAGATTTCTGAAACTAGATATGAGACTAGTACTAGCTCTATACCAAATGACAGTGCAGTAGTTGTGCAGATGGATTTATCTGTATCTTTTGGTGAAACTTCTAGGGATCAAATAAAAAGTTCTGTGATAAGTTGGAAGAATACTTTTGGTGCTGCTAACCCCGACTGGATAGGTAGCTTGTATTTCATTGACAAACCACTACCACTCTCTGCGGAAGAACAAGTGGATAGTGAGAGGTGGTTAAAAGGTCTTGAATGGGCTTTAGCAGGGACTAACTTGACAGATCAAAATGGTAATACTACAACTATAAGTAGTAGTAATATTATACTTGTTTCATTTGTCAATGAAAATTCTACACTTTCTGCATTTCCTACACACTATCATGAAATTAACTATAATAACCCAGCGCCTAATCCAACATCTGGGTATGCTCCAGACTATAACAGTTACACAACAGCCTACAATAATCACATTGCAGGTGGTGGAACTTTTAGAGGCTTGATATATCCTATTGTTTTTGAGTCAGGGATACCAAATTATGAACATACGGAAGGTTTTGTACAACATGTTTTAGCAGCTTTAAAGAATACTTATACGCAAGCAGAGATAAATATACTAAATCTTAATGCTAATCCACACACAGTTAATTGGCAAAGTATTACAGCAGGATTATTAGGGACCAATAACTACCCACCAGGTTTAGAAGACTTTGGGTGGGCCACTATATATAATAGGGGTTGGGATGGTATAGGAGATGTCTTAACCGCCACACAATTCCAAGAAGATATGAATTCTTTTCTTACAGGAGAAACTATTATAACAGAGAAAGAAATTTATAAATTAATAAAGAAGCCCAGGACGGAGTATGAAAATGGAGTGGGAATACACCCACCTAAAATAATAGAATTAGATAATTCTTGGACTGTGAGTTTCTCTTTGAAAACAAACAATTGGATTTCTTGGCATTCTTACTTACCCAACTTCTATTATTCCTTAGCTAATAAGTTTTTCTCTTGGGTGCATGGAAGTCCCTATTTTTGGAAACATGGATTAAAGGGTAAATTTCAAACTTTCTACAAAAAACACTATCCATATATTGTAGAGTATGTAACTATCTCCAATCCCCTACAAACTAAAATCTATGAAGATTTGATGTTACATACAGAGGCCAGAAAATATCAAGGTGATGACTGTGTTGATCAGAGGTTTACAACTTTTAATAAAGCTATTTTTTACAATACAAAACAATGTACAGGAGAGTTGAAATTAACTATTAAAGAAGATAACCAAGACTATATGTTGCAACAAGTAGTTAATGTAACACCTGGAACTATACTTATTGATAGAAATGAGCGTAATTGGACTCTGAATGATGTAAGGGACATTCGTATAGATTATGATCAACCAATTTTTAAATCTGACATTGTTAGTCGTAAAGATAATTATTTCATTGATAAGGTTTTAAATGATTCCACTTTAGATTTTAATAAAAATTGGGACGAGCTACAGAATCTAAGGGATAAATTTATAGTTGTGAGATTGATTTTTGATTCTCATGAAGATGTTAAGTTATTACTTAACTATTCTATAGACACAATCAATGAATCCCCACGTTAAAGGGAGGTTGCTTACCATCTCAATAATGCATATCTTTGTGGTGTGAAATCTTTATTTAATACTTTAAGATATTAAGATTAAAATTAACTAATTCAGATAATTATGCAGAAAAGGAAGCAACGGATGAAATATTCATTAGGTACTAATAAAAGAGGAATCTTGAGAAATTACATAGAGGATCCCAGTACGGCATTAGCAGAGAACGATATTGCTATTGCAAAAGCTGAACAGAAAGTTGATTCTAATCCTTGGTTAAAGGGTTTAGATATGGCAGGTAACCTAGCTCTACAAGCAGGTAATGGACCTTTAGGGGGAGTTCTCCAGGGCGTGAACCAAGCAACAAGATACGCAGATGGAGGCACTGTCCCTGTGGAGGTGGAGGGAGAGGAGGTTGCAGAAACCCCAGACGGTTCCCTTTTAGACTTCCAAGGAAATTCTCATGAAGTGGGCGGTATTAATGTAGATTTACCAGAAGGTACAGAAATATTCTCCAAACGCATTAAAGTTAAAGGAAAAACCCTGGCAGACAGAAAAAAGAAAAGAGAGAAGAGGGTAAGTAAACTCAGGAAAAAACTTGCAGGGGATAAGTTAGATAAGATAACAAAAAGTACCCTAGAGAAGTCCCTAGCAAACAACGATAAAGAGGAGCAAAAAGATCAAGAGAAGCAAAAAATAGCTAAGGCCATAAAGCAAATGATGTTTGCTAATGGTATAGATAGACAATCTTATGCTTTTGGGGACACTGTAGTTGATCTGGTTAAAGACGGGGAAGAGTTAGAACCTTGGGAGATAAAACAAATAGAACGTAGAGAAAGGATTATAAGTCAAGCTAAGGGGTCTGTAGCAGATAGGCAGCAGCAAAACCAACCATTGTATGATTTAATGGACTCTGAACAAGTGTTCGAAGATGAATCTTTTGAAGAACTGGATAAAGAGTTACTTAGAAAAAACAGACATGATAAAGCAGGATTGTCGTATGCTTATGGCACAGATGGTGTGACAGACCCTGTAGAGGGGGATGATGTGGCACCACAACTAGAGCCTTGGGAATTAGATGAGATAATGTATAGGAATGCACAAATGGGGAAAGCAAAACAATCTCTTGATAAAAGAGATCAATTACATAACCTATTAGACCAAGATCCTGTGTATGAAGGAGAAACTGTAGACTCTATTGAGGGCGAGCAGTATGCTCAGGGAGGTACTATACCTTATATGAAAGGTTTTGGTGCAGACATAGATCCAGTAGACCCGGATATGAGTGGTATAATCAAAGGGGTTCCTGAAACTCAGAGGGGTTACAAAGTTGGAAGACAAAAGCTAATGGACTTTCTAGGAAATGCAGGGGAAATTGCAGGGGAGTTTAATGGGGGTGATGCAGTTGGTTTAGCAGGAACATTATATTCTGCATTTAAGCCTATGGAAAATACTAAAAAGAATAGGGCAGGAGATACAGCTAATATTAATGCATTCCAAGATTACGGTCAAGAAGGTTTAGACACTTTAGATCAATCTATGGAATATGTAGATGATCAAAGAGCTAACACTTTAAGAAATTTAGAATCTTCTAGAGTGGGTAGTATTCAAAGGGGTAGAAATTCTTCTCGTGGAGTCAACACTAACAGAGCATTGGATTTGGCAGGGCAACTACAAACTAACAAAGCAGTTGGTGATGTGTATTCTAATTATGCAGGACAAATGCAAGGACTTCTAGGACAAAAATCTCAGAAACAAGATAGAAGAGACCAAATGGTTATGAGAGGGGAGGACACTAGGGATACAAGAGATAGACAAGATAGGGACAACTACTACACACAATTAGCTAGAGATATTTCCACTAAAGGAGAGGGTGTACAAAGAGTGGGAGGGTATATTAATAGTATAAAAGAGAACAAAGTTTCTCAACGACTTATTAACCAACTATCTAAATATGGATTCAGAGTGGATAATAAAGGTAATATCATACAAGACACTAAAAAGTAATGGGGAGGTTTTACAACACTGCACAAGCATCTTTTGTAGATGATATAATGTATGAGGCTCCAACAGACTTGATGACTCAAGCTATAGGTGTGAAGGATCAAGAGAGACAAAATACTGAAAATGAGATAGGTTCTTTAAATTCTTTACTGAAAGGTTTGGGGAATTTAAAGCAAGATGACCAAGAAGTCAACGATAAACGGTTGGAATATACCCAAAAAATTAATGACCTATCTCAAATGGTGTATGAAAATAAAGATGGGTATCAAAAGAGACTCCCGGAAATATCAAAATTGAGTCAAGAACTGTTGGCAGAATTAGATACAGGTGTATTTGGTTCTGCAAAGAAGAATTTAGATAGGGAGAATGCATTAGTAGAAAGAGTTAATAAAAACAAAGATTTTACAGATAGACAAAAGCAAGCTCTCATAAATACCAGAAAAGGTCGTTATAAGGGACTGAATTTCAATGATACTGGAGATTATAAACAATATGATGATTCCGGTGAAATACTCCAATCCTTAGATTATGATGATATAAGGAAAAATACAAAAGATGCAATAACAGCAGATCAAACAGCAACCGCAAGTTCTTTTAATTCTAAAACAGGTTATATATATAAACTTAAAGGTACTAATAAGTTTGTTACAGAAGATACTATAATAAAATCTATAGACAATAACCCTGAATTTCAAAAGTTCATAGATAAAGAGGCTCAAACTTTAAGGAGAGAAGGTGAATTGAGTGGGGAAGATCCAAACATAACAGAGCAAAAGATTAGAGATTTTCACAATAAATCAAGAAATGGCTTAATCAATGACTTGTCTTATAATCAAGAAACTAAAGACAAGTCAATGAAAAATGATAGTTTATTTAATAAAAGAGAAGCAGATGCTAGGAAACAAGCTGAAAGAAATGAGGATGTGAACATGTTTGTTCCTAGAATAAATGTTAATAGGAGTACGGGAAATAACTTTAATTCTACTGCAACTGAAATTGCAATAGGAGAAAAACACAAAAAATCATTGGCTAAAGCTTTCAGTGTTGGTGGATTTACTGACCTAAAAGATTACGCAGCTAAAACAGCCACACCGCAGGCTAAGAGGGAGTCAGACAAAGCTATATATGACAAGCTTGGGCAGAAAGGTCTTGATGAATTTGTAGAGGCTAGAAATGATGCTTATAAAAATGTTGATAGATTTGGTATTACATATAAAGGAGAGGGTTCTGAAAATTTAACTCCTTTACAGAAATCAAAAATGGACAAAAAGTTTAAAGATGCTATAGTAGAAAGCATTAATAATAGACCTGGTGATCAAGAGGTTAATAAAGCCAATATTATATTACCTAACGGCAGTGTGAAAACCTTGGAAGACATCAATGGTGCAATTAGTACTGTAGCAGGGGTTAATAAATTTGTTGTAGACTCTGGAATCAAAATATTTCCTCAAAATAAAGCCTATACAGAAATTGTTAAAAGGGATGACATGGATAATATCTTAGATGAGAATGGTAATACTATTCTTGGAGAGGGTGGATTTCCTATAAAAGAATTATCTGATGTTCCTAATGACATTAAGATAGGAGTAGATCAAGAAGTGAAATACATACAGGCAGTAAATGATAAATCTTTAGCTGTAAATCCTAACAAAGTCATGGAATATATGGAACATAGGGCAAATCCCTGGGAAAAGGATACCAAAACCTCCATGATTACATATTCTGTTCAGGGATTAGACCAGAATAATAGGTTGATTACGATAGAGGTAACAGATAAATTAGAGGATTTAGAGCCTGAATTAATAAAGTAAGATGGATGAAAAACAATTAGCTTACCTGGAAGGGTTAGGGTATAAATACAGTGATGGTGCAATCACAGATAATAAAGGTAATTATGTTTCATCTGTGGCTTATGGGGATGGACAAATTATATCTGCAATGCCTGATTATGTCTATAAGGAAAAGACAGAGTATGAAAACAGATTAAAAAACAAAGGTTTTAAAGAGGATTATAATTCAGAGATTCCAAGGACATCCCAAATCCAACAATTTGAAGCCTTCCATAAAGTAAAGGAGTTTGAAAAATCACCTGATAAAATAAACTTACCCAAAGATGGCGAAGAAGGTTCCGAACTTGTTGTAGAGGCCTTACAAAAGAGGGGGGAAGGGAAACCATCCTATACCAATGTTAAGGATTTTGAGGATACCAAACAGATGCAGTACACTGCTGAGACAGGTGATACTACTTTAGAGGTATTAGATAGAGTAGCTCCTGAAAACAAGGCAGAGTATAAGGACGTGCAGAACAGAATTTCTGAAATAATGAAAGAAGATCCTGACCAAAAAACATGGCATTTAAATGACCTAAAAAAAGAAGAGGGGGATGAAAACTTTTTAGAGGGTCTATATAGAGGTGGGTATAATGCATTAACCAAGGTGGGAGCAGCTCTATCAAAGGATGGAAAGGGCATGAAAAACCCTGAACTACAAAAGGAGTATGCTGCATTGAGGAAACGTAGGAAGGGCTTAATAGAACCGGCACTGACAGCACAGACTAATATATTGAAAGAAGAGAGGGATTCTGTACTGAAAGAGCTAGAGGGTATGGACATAACTGAACAATATAACTTCTCTCAAGATAGTGAACTTTTGATGAGGAGAAGAGATATATTAGAGAAGGCAATAACCTCTTCTGAAGCATCTTTGGAGGATGAATCTTTATTTAATCCATTCAATTTAGACACTGGTGGTAGATTTACATCTTTTGGGTTAATCCCACTTTATAGGAGTTGGGACTTTAATAGGATAAAAGGTAAGCTTGAAAATGATGAAGAACTAACTGATGCAGAAAAATCACTTGTAGAGACACAAGCTAGGGTAGATGAACTCCAAGGTATTAATTACAAAAAACCTTTTTCTTATGAGTTGGTAGAGGGGACTGTTGAATCTACACACTTCTTACAGGAATCTATGGGGGGTAGAAGAGTGGCAGCTAAACTATTAGCTAAACAACTTTTAAAGAAGGGTGCAGCAAAAATATTACCTAAAATAGCACAGATAGGGACTCAAACCATTTTACATCCACAAACATACAGTAAGGCTTTTGAAAGACATGCAGGTCAAATAACAGTGACAGAAGGCGAGGATGGGAATCCTGTTTATGAGACGAATACTAGAACTTACAAAGCCACTAAAATAGCTGGAGAGAACGCTTTAAAAAATAATGAGGAATTATTAAGAGAAGAAAAAGATCCTAAAAAGGTTAAAGATTTAAAGCTACAAAGAGTAGAAATACAAAAATCCTTAGATTCCCTAAAAGAGCCTATGGACATGAAAAATAGTTTGATTTATGGGGCCTCTGATGTATTCAAAGAAGTTGTAATAGAAGATTACGCAAGGTATTTATACAAAAACCCATTAACTAAAAAACTTTTCTCTAATCCGCTGTTTGATAAGTTAAAAAGTAAACAATCAAATGGTTTATTTAAAGGTGGGTTAGATAAACTGAATAAGTATTTAGGTGGTGGAAGTACTATTGGGGGATTGGGTGAGGAAACTTTTGAGGAAGTGTTGGCTCAAGCGGTGCCGGAGTATGAAAGTAATAAACTAGAGCGTGCTAAACAGTGGGAAGAGTTAACTAACCCGGAGTTTTATGCTAAAGTAATGGGGCAAACTCTTTTGATGAGAGGTGCTTTAGGGGGCAGTACACAAGCCTACAGTAAACTGACAGAGGGTAAGAGCTTACGAGATAAAAAGAAGTTTTTTAACAGCCTATATAAAGACTTAGACAATAGTGGGTTGTCACAAGAACAATTCAATACTATTTTTGCTAAAACAGGGGAGGGTAACCTGTCTGTAACAGAGTATAATAATGCTATTCAAAAAGAAAAGGATTCAGGGAATATAGATGCAGCTAATGAAATAGAGAGAAACAAGTATTTTAACATGGGCAAAACTGCCATAAGGTATGGTAAGGGGGATAAATTTATAAAGTCACTTGACCAAGCTGTTAAAAATACAAATTTAGATGGCCACACAATATTAGCTATACAGAAAGCAAAAGAGGAAGTGAAGGATATACAGAATACCTTAAACGATTTACCTTCTTTACGTAATATGGATGAGGTTTTAGAATTGAAGTCTAAAATACGATACAATGAAAATAACACGGAAGAATTAAAGAAAGAAATAGATAAGATCTCGGAAAAGGACTTAAAGATTCCTGAAATAAAAACCAAGAAGGAGTCTTTAGAAACACTAATTAAAGATTTGGAGACCTCTAATGCAAAATTAAATTCTGCTTTAATAAAATCCACTTCATACAAAGTCCAAAAAGAACTTCAAGCAGAGGACAACTTTATAAAGACAATTGACCAAGCCCTGAAGACTCTAAAGAGACAACCTAAGCTGCAAGACATAAAAACTATTAGGGATACTGTTGGTGCGCAGTTTAAGGGTAAAATGAAGCCTGAAAACATTGAAGTTATACTAAAGCAGTATGAGCATAATATCAGTGTTTTAGACTCCTCTAAGAAAGAAAAGAAAGTAGAGGAGACCATAAAGTCTGTAAAAAAAGAAAATGCACCAAAAGAAACCATACCAGAGGTAAAGGAAAAGGGTGGGGAGTTAAAAGAGGATTTACCCGGAGAAAGAAGTTATGATGATGCAGCGGATAGATTCTTAGCTAGTTTAGTGCCACTTCATATAAACAAACAAAGTCCTGAAAAAAAAGTTGAGGAAAAAGATGATGATACAAATGTAGATGGTTCTCCAAAATCTAATGAACCGCCAGCATTTAGTTTTTTACTTGCTTCTGATGGTGGAGAATATAACCAAGAAGATTTGAGTGAATCTTCTGATGCTATAAAAGAATTTTCAGAAGCTTACAAAAACATTAATGGAACCACTCCTAAGTTTAAAAATATAATAGAGTCCTTTGTGGATAGAGTTGATGGAGAAGCACATCTACTAAAAGATCACTTTGAATCTATTGGATTAGCTTGGGAACAAGCTGGATTAGGTGAAAGTGGTTGGAAGAATTTATATAACACTTATTATAAGAATATAGACAACGCTGTAGATAAAGCTTTTGGTGCTCTAAAAATTAAAACTAAAGCAGAGACTATAGGGGAAGCTACAGCAAAAGTGGTAACTGAGGTACAAGCCGTAGAGAATACACTCTCTGAAAAATCAAAAGAATCTAGTGTACTTACAGATCCTGTAACAGGAGAGACAGTTAAGGCTACTCTAAATATTGGAAAGACTTCAACTGCTGACCATAAATTGAGATATTCTGCTATAGAGTATGAAATACAAAGGGAAGAAGTCGATGGTAAAACTATTACAACCTATCAGAACGAAGCTAAACCAAACCTCAGAAAACCTGATTATGTAGATATAAGGGACCTTGTTAACCCAAATAAAAATAATCCTGGAGACAAGTTATCTGCAAACCTAACAGAATCCACTGATTGGGATGCAGTAAAAATAACCAAAAGAGACAAGTATGGAGTTCCTATTGGAACTGAACTATTTTCAGACTGGGTTACAGATAATAAGAAAGGGTTCAAATCTCTAGAGGACTTTTATGCATCTGACAAATTTATTTCAAAAGTCCCAATAGTGTACAAAGATTCACAAGGAAATAAAGTCAGTTTTGTTCCTGATGTAGATTCGTACAACAATTTTAGTACATCGGATTTGAGTAAAGAGTTTGGTGATGAGGTTGATTTAAAAAACCCAACACCTATACAACTAGATTTAATAAAAGAAGGGAAAGAGAATTTATTGGGTCTTAGGAAATCTATCCTCAATGGGGATGTAGAGAGTGTCAGGATTGAAGATAATACTTCATTCAAATTCATCACAATACCTCACAAAACCAAAGATGGGAATGTTGTACCATTACCGTATTTATCTGAGGTTGCACCAGGTTCCACTGTTGTTATAGCTAATAAGGATGGTACTTTACTAGGACTAGACAGTAAAGTTGTTAGTAAAGAAAATATTCTTGGTATAGAGAGTCTAATACAATTTAAAGGAGAAAAACTCCCATCAGGGGAGGTAGTTCCAAGATTTACAAATACAGGAATACCATTATACCTCAGTCACACAACTGAGTTGGATGGTAAGAAAAAATATGTTGCGATAAAAGCAATGCAGTATAGTGAAGATAGTAAGCCAGTTGCTAGGACACAGGATATGACCACTGCTAAGTGGATTTCTGCTGCCCAAGAGATTTTAGCTTTAGGAGATAAGTCATCTGTACTACAAGATAAGAAGCATTTATACAACCTCTCTGTTGTAGAAGCTAAAAATATACAGAGACAAGTGTTGGATGTTACAGGTTATGATATTAAAAACTCTAAGAGTTATTTCCAAGTACTAAAATCTTTAGTTGCTTTAAGGACAGAAACAGGTAAGAGTTTTGATCCCAAACAAACCACAAATGCATTGTTATCTAATTCAGTGTCTTTCGGAGGTAATATATCGATATCTTATAAAGGTAAGGGTGTAGCTGCTGTTAAGAGAAATGCAGAGGGTTCTATACAAGTGGATAAAATTGCAGACAGTTATGAAGATTACCTTAAAAACACTTTGTCAACTAATGTTATGGGCTATAATGTTGGAACTAAGGAGAATCCGATATTTACCCCAGCCGTGCAACAGAATATTCTAGTACAACCTCTTATAAAAGACCCTACTAAACTTTTCAAGAAAAAAGAAGAAACAGGGGTTGTAAAAAATAGAGAAGGGGAAGCTCCTATATTAGGAGACACTTTATCCTTTTTAGAAGATCTAAAGATAGAGGTTGCTGATTACTTGATAGAGGTGAATAATCAGCTCGCACCTGACCTGTCTGATACAAAATCCCTAGAAAGCTCCTCTAAAATGGTGGAAGGGTTTACCATAAGACAACAATTAGACATAAGAGATTTTACAGTTTCTTTAATAGCTAAAAACTCTAATAAGGAAGAGGTACAAAATAAATATAATGAATTTTATGTAAGTAGGAAAAATCTCATTTCTAATCATGTGAAGAGTTTAGGGTTAAAGATTGAAACTATAGAAGATGCAGAGACATTAAATAAAGCAAATAAAATACTAAAAGGGTTATCTTCTGAGGTATTTAAAATTGACACTATAATAGAGAGTTTTGATAAAGTGTTTCATGAAGCTGCTGATACTGCTAGTAAGTTCACTAAAATAGAAGACGAATTCACGAAGGATTTCAGTACTATAATAGAGGGTAAAAACTATGCCAAAGAGGGTTGGGAAGAAAGTCCAATCAGCAAGGTTGGACCAATTGTAAAGAGGGTGTTTGCCAAAGTTAGTAATGGGGATACTGGATTATATGGTGTCCCAAGATATAGTCCTTTTAAAACCATGTTTGATTCTGTAATGGAAATTGTTGCAGGGGACACTCATAAATCTCCATCCTTTAATGTAATGATGGATAAGCTAAAGTTATATCAAAAATCATTACCCTGGGTCAACCCTCTCATAAAAGAATTGGAGGATACAGATAGGCAGGCTAAAAATCAATTTGTTGTTAATTTTTATAAAGAGAAAGTTAATCCTGTGTTTATTGCAGTTACTAAAAAAGGAAAAGACATTGAAACCAAAATCTTTGAGAGTAACTCGAATGCACCTAAGAGGGTTTTGCTAGAGGGTTGGGAAAGTAATTTCAACAGGATTAAAAGTAAATCAGCAAGCTATAAAAGAGCTTTGTCTATCTGGAATAATTCTGCTACAGACCCTGTAAAAAACCAAAAAGACTTTAAGGAATTTCTTGATCTGTTTGGTATAAATGTGTCAGAGAAAACTTGGGATGCTATCCTTAAAGGGCAGTTGGCAGTTAAAACCATAGCAGGAACTCAGAGAACACCATACACCACTCTTTTTACAAATAATAAAGGGCATATATTTTATTCTCTAAAAGAGTTTGCAAAAAAGGAGTTAAAAGACACGAAAGAAAACTCTTCTCCTTTTTCTCAGATGGGATCCATATTAGATAACCTGAGTAAAATTGAGAATTTCTACAATCCACAGAATCCTAGCAGCACTAGGTATGTTGGTGGCAAAAGTATTACAGAATATGAAAACCCTAATTATTTTTATTCTCAGATAAATAAACTAAAGGGGTCTGCTTTAAAAAATGGAGAGTATATTAAATCCATGAAAAGTTTAAGCTTTTCAAAAAACTCTTTACTTTTAAATTTACTTGAAGATAAAAACTTTGCGGAGGAGTTTAAGCATATCACAATAGATAATACAGCTTTGAAAGACTTGCACTCAAATAGTAGTACACCAAGTGGTATTACGGATTTGAATGAGGTAGACCATATGCTAGTAAAGCGAGGCCTTTTTCAGGACACAAAGCTTTCAGGGAAGTTGGAGGATTACAATGGCTCACCAATGCGTTATGCCATGATGACTACACCAACACCTTCAGATAAGGGTAGGATGCATGCGATTAAGACTGGAGTTTTTGATATTTATAAAAACCCCGAACTGTTTTTTGAAAATGAGACCTTCTCTAATTCTTTAAATGATTTATTGTATGAGCAACTTGTAGCACCAGAAGTTGCTAGGGCATTAAAACACACTGAAACTAACTACCCTGCATATGACAATGCAGCAAAGCAAATTGTCTTATTTCCAACATTAAATGATGTAGCAAATGAAGAGGGTGTGACAGTAGGAGATGTCTTGAAAACAGATATTACAGAAGAGGGGTTTAAGAAATTATTTGCACCTCAAGTAGCTAAACATATTGAGCAAATCATTAAAGATGAGGTTGGTCACAATCTAAGAGTTGTGGGAGATTCAAATATCAATAGTGTAACATACTTAGGTGAAAAGGGGGACAAAACTTTAGCAGAATATGATTTTGTTATTAACTCTATGGTTACAAACCAGGATATGTTTAAGACTTTGGTAGGAGACCCTGCCCAATTTCATAACTCCGAAAAGGGAGATGTGAATGAGATAGAGGCTCTAAATTTGAACTTAGGTAAAAGATTAGCTTTACTAATAGCTCCTGGTAGTACACTTGCAGAATCAAGAGGGGAAAAATACTATCAAGTATTCCTGAAAGATGCTTCTGTTGTTGCAGAAAACATAAAAGATATATTATCCTATAAATATGGAAATAAGGCATTAGAGGAGACCATAGAGGGTGTGAAGGTGAAAGATGTAATCTCTAATTTTGGAGAGTCTAGCCCCGAAGTGAAAAATGAAATTTACAAAAGGTTTCCTGCAATAAAAGATTTCCTGAACATTGAAAGTACAGATGCACAAGAATTGACCACAGATAGAGAGCACATAAATTTACTTTTTAAAGAAGGTAAACTATCTGAGGAAGATCATATAAGGTTAACAGATAAGATAACTAAAAGAAGGGCGAAAGAGAAGAGGGGGGATAAATTATTAGAATCAGATAAATTGAGTTCTACAGATATAGATTTAATCTTACAACCGGTTAAACCTGTATATTCAGGTACACATATTGATTTAGAGCAAGATTTAAACAGAGTAGTTTACATAAAATCTTCTTCCTACCCATTACTTTCAGAGGTTACTAAAGGCAGTAAGTTAGATGCTTTAAGGGTGAAGTTAGAACAGTTAGAGGATACACTAGGCGGAAAGTCTGTAGATGGTAGCCCCTCAATGACAGGCGTGAGAGCATCCTACAATTCTGCTAACAAGGTTGGTGCTTTGAGGGAGTCTATTGACCCATTTGATGATAGTAGCTTAGATAATTTAAATTCTGTAGATGGTTTAGGAAAATACTATTTGGAGTTAGATAGAAGTAATCTAAAAATACAGCAACAAATACCTTACAAATCAAAAGACAAAAAAGATGACGGGGTTAGTATGAGTACGCAAATACACAAGCTTCTTTTTGGAAATAATGTAAATAAACTTGAAGGGTTTATATATAA